ATATAGATGGCGATGGTATAAAAATGATACAATGAAGACTATCTGTGTTTTAACATATGAGAGAACAGGGTCTGGGTGGCTATCAGCAGCATTTGACACACCAGAAACAATATCAATTCATGAAATATTTAGCGACGATCCATTATTATGGATGATGAAATGTAAACAAATATTTAGTAAAATATATAATGTTGATCCTAAATTATTAGATTTTTTATCTTCAATATATCACTATAATAATTTTTTTATTGATACATTTAGTTATAGTCAAATAAAAAATAATATTCTAAATAAATCTATATACAATCAACAGATACTTGATCTGTTTACTGATATTTGTAAAAAACATAATAAAAATTTAGTATTTAAAATATTTCCTCAACACATAAAATATTTATCTGATAACTTTTTAGATAATATTGATTATTTGATATTAAATTATAGACATGATTTGATAGCTAGTTTCTATAGTCTAGAAAAAGCAAGAGTCAGTGGAGTTTGGTTTTCTGATCAAAATTCTAGAATGGATAATTATCATAAAATATTATGGTGTGAGGATAAATATAAAAAATATGTTAATAATTTATTGTCTAATGTATCTATTTTAAAAACAAAATATAATAGTTTTAATAAGCCTAAATTTATAGTATCGTATGAAGAATTGCATCAAGACGATAAAAATATATCATATAAAGATAAGATTAGTTATTTGAAAAATAAAATGATACAATCAGAAATAAGTCTCTCTCTGAATAATAATGAGTATTTTTTTAAACAAAATAATACTATTGTATTTGATAATATGCTTGATTTTACAAATTCAATAAACCTAAGCAATATACAAAAAACACTATGCATAAATTGATCGAAGATAACTTAAAAAAACATACATATATATTTAGTAGTATTAATTTTCAGTATTTTAAAAAACCATTTAATTATTTAATTATTGACAATTTATTTAATGAAGATATTTACAAAAAAATTAGTACTAAATTTAAATCTTTTATAGATAGAACTATCCCATATAAAGATCAGCCTGGGGCAACGAGCAACTACGAGGGATATATTTCTGGATTATCTTTAGATGATTGTATAGACGGATATGATTTTTTTATATCAGATGAATTGAAGACTTTTACAGAAAGTGCTTTTAGTATAGAGACTAATAAGTATATGTCTCCATCTGCACATTTCCATAAATCGCCTTCAAAAGATGGTTTTATTCATAGAGATATGAATATCTGTTCTTTTAAAAAAGATTTATCTAAAAAAATAGTTGTAAATAATTGTATGTATACCGACGACAGTGCTGCTGCCCAACCTCATACAGAAAAGGTTGTTAGAAGCATAGCTTTTTTGTATTACTTAAATAATCCAAATAATTTAGAGAACTATTATGGTGGGGGAACAGGCATCTATGATGCTTATAATGGCAAAAAAATTGATGAAATAAAACCAATTAATAATCGATTATTCATGTTTGAAATATGTCATAATAGTTTCCATGCATATGTTGGAAGTAATTTTGATAGGTCTTGTGTTGTAGGGTGGTATCACTCATCTCCAGCGTACATAATAAATAGACATTGGAAAAAATACTATAAAATGGCTAAAAAAAATGAATCACTAATAGAGAGATGGGGTAATAATCCTAAAGGTGGATACTGGCCAATAGAGAACGACCCACATTATACCAAATATTTCAATGGTAGTCTGGACCAGTTAGTGAATAATTAAGTTAGGTGTAATCTATTTATAAGGAATACTATTTATTATGGATATATACCAAATATTGATTATATTATGTGTAGTGTCCTTAAATATATTATTTTTTAGTATTGGACTATTATTAGGTAGAAATAATATTATCGAAGCATTGGCTCCAGGACAGTCTATTGTATCAAAATCTAAAAACAAACCAAAAATAGATATAGACGATAAGAAATTTGTTACGGAGATAAAAACTACTGGATTAGAAAAAAAATATCAAGATATTGCACAATCAACAGAATCCAATGAGAATATAGTGTCCTCTATTAGTAAATTAAAAAGTATGAAAGGATAAAAGCATGGCAAAAGGTTTAGATGTCGGAACAAGTTTTATAGTTTTATCAGAAGAAATAAGTTCTGGAAATATATCATACAAAGATTTTAGAGATGCTTTTTATATTATTAAGCCTACAACTCCAGTAGCAACAAAAATGATAGAAAAGGGACTAACTGGGAAAATTTTTATTAAAGATAGTGACGGATCATTTATTCTGCTAGGAAAAGATGCAATAGAAAAAGCAGTAGAAAGAAATGATACGGCGAGGCGACCGATGTATAAGGGTGTCGTATCCTCAAAAGAAAAAGATGCTAAAAAAATATTAGCTTTTATCTTACAAGAAGTTGTTCAGAAATCTTCAGAGCAAGGTGAAAAATTAGTATTCTGTATTCCTGCTCAACCAGTAGATCAAGAAGATGAAGATTTTGATGTTGGATATCATGAAGATGTAGTAAAAACAATTCTGGCAGAAATTGGTTATGAGGCGAGAGCAATAAATGAAGCAGAAGCTCTATGTTATGCTGAATTAGAAAATGAAGATTATACTGGAATTGGTGTTAGTTGTGGTGCTGGTATGACAAATGTTTGTGTGATGCTTAATGGAGAACCTACGGTAACATTTAGCACAACAAAGTCTGGGGATTGGATAGATCGTATGAGTTCTGTAGCCACAGGAGAACCTGACAGTGTTGTTCAAGCGGAAAAGGAGGCTGGTGGTTTTAAAATAGGAGAACAGACAGACAATCCTGTTCTTGCTGCTGTATCTGCATATTATGAAAGACTAATAGATTATACTACTAAACAATTATCTGCTGCTTTAACTGGTCATAAATTATTACCTAAATTTAAGAATCCATTAACTATAGTAGTTGCTGGTGGAACATCACAAGCAGATGGATACATAGAAGAATTTACAAAAAAAATTACCGATAACGACTTTCCTTTAAATATCAAAGAAGTTAAACATGCAAAAGATCCTCTTCATGCTGTTGCTAAAGGGTGTTTAATAGCAGCTAAAATTTTATGAAATTATTTAAATTATCAATACCGAATGCTATCCAGTATAATATTCAAACAACTGAAGGAGGAAGCGACTGTTCTTGTTCGGATAATAGGTGTGTTTGGCAATGCTTACCAAGTTTATATAATGTTGGAAATGAGTGGACAGAAATAGCATCTCCATGTGGTTGCACTGATTGTGCTCAGCCTACTGTTTCATGTAGCGAAGCAAATCTTGAAGGAATAACATACACAACATGTATAGGATTTGATTCTGTAAGTAGAAAATGTTTTATGGGATATGATGAAAATGATTGTGCTATTATTGGAGAGTGTGGAGATAGTAGATGTATTTATAAATGCTCTGTAGAAAATCCTTGTGAAGATAAAAATCCTTGTTGTACAACAATAGTATTTTGTGATGATAATCCAACTAGTGCAACTTGTGGACAGTGCATAAGAGAACAAGATGGAGAAGTATCCGACTGTTTTAATTGTCCAGCATGTGATAATTCAATGTGTGATCCGACAAATCCTCCTCCACCCGGACCTCCTCCACCACCTCCTCCACCGCCACCTCCTGGTCCACCTAGTCCTCCAAGTCCACCGCCTAGTCCAGATCCGGATCCTCCATGTAGAAAATATGTGTCAGGAACTTTAGAGAAAAGAGGTTCAGATTGGATATGTGTAGATAAAATTACAAGACAGGAAATTGGCGCTGAGTGCTGTGACCTCCCTCCTCCACCAAATCCATCTTTGGCATCTATTATGGTGACATGGAATGAGGATAATGGAGATCTAGTAGGATCATGGTCAGGCATATGGAATCTTGCTAATTATAATTCTTCAGGACAAAATACTCCATCTATTGGATCAGAAATTGGCACCGATGCTGGGCCATTGATGCTAAGTTGTTCTGGCGGTACAGGAGATAGGTATGTAAAAATTCATACTTCTACTAGTCCAATGACATTTAGCAAGACTAATGGATCAGCGTCTGGTGATTTGTTTCAAATTAATGAGCATAATAAACCAACTATTATTATTGATTTACCAGGAGGTTACTTATCAAATACTCCTATTAGTGGAGCAATGATATTCAGTAATGAATCAATAAGTTCTGTATTTGGTACTCAACTTGATAATGGTCCTGTTCTTGTAGCATATGACGGAATGAATAATTCGATTACATTTCAATCAGCTTTATCTCCTCCAAGTCCACCAAGTCCTCCTCCTACAAGTATAGGTCCAACACCAATACCGAATACGAATAATCCTTGTAGCAATATAGAAATATTAAATAATATTAATGATATATTATTATTTGAACAAATTTGTAGCTGTAAGTGTGATGCTAGATATATTTGTTTTGATGGTCATTGTGTTCAAGATCCAACAGGTCCACACGATTCATACTTATCCTGCTTAAATTATTTATGTGGTAGTGGTGATTGTTCATCCTCTACAATACCCGATCCCACTCCATTACCCCCAATACTTCCAGTATGTCAAGAACCATTAATAATTAATCAATAATAATAATGAAAATATTTAAATTTAATAGTTTTGAAATACAGTCATCAGAAGAATCTGATGCAATATGTTCACAATGTTGTGCTACTCCGAAAAAGTGTGGAGCTTATTTTAGTTATCAAGGACCTAAAGCTTGTATACAAGCATCATCAAAAGCTGATTGTTCTAAAAAAACATTAGAAGATTTTGGATTTACAGATGAAAATATTTGTGACTTTTATAAGACTCCAACGTATGGCGGTATTGTAGACTCTGAAACAACAGCTACTTGTTATTTTGATAAAGATGGAGATGGTTGTTATAATATTTTAACTTGTCAACAAATGAAAAAACCTGGAAAGTCAATGACAGAATGCGGATGTAAAAATGAATGTCAAGATAAACGAGGTGGTGAATTTAGTGAATATCCTCCATCTAATCCATTATCTCCTTGTGGAGGTAATTTTGTCAATGGTAAATGTGGGAGTTGCAATAGTCAAGAAGAACCAGGATTTCCTAATCAGCCAGGATTTCCTCCGGGTGGAGGTGGTGGCGGATTGTTTCCTGGGCCTCCTAGTCCTCCTAGTCCACCATCTCCTCCTCCTCCTCCTCCTCCTCCTCCTCCGGGAACAAATCCTTGGGGAGATCCTCCAACTCCACCACAACCTCCAGATGGAGGACCATCAAATGGACCGGCAGTAACTTGTCCAGATGCTCATACTCTGGAAGTTGACTCAACAATAGGATTCGACCCAAATGGTGGTGCTTTAGAAATTTGTGATTCAGATAATCCTACTTCGTGTTTTACAATCAATTATGAATATATATCTGGAAATATATTTATAGGAATATATAATAATAATCAATCTATTCTAGAAAATTACACAGTAACTCAGAATGGGAATATCAGTACTGCTGTCTCTGTTGGTGTAATTTCTTATGATTCTTGTGGTCTTGATGGTAATGGAGATTTAATATGTTGTCCAAGTTCTTGGATTTACACAAACGGAAAGTGCTGTCCTCCCGTATGATTAGAACGATTGGAGATAGTTATGATCAAATATATTATTTTATTAATAATACTATTAAGCAGTACTTTCCAAGTATCTGCTGGAACTATTGATCCTTATAACGAAGATATGAAATATATAGAATATGGACAAAAATTTAGTTGTGTTGGAAAATTATGTGGAATAGCTGGAGATAATAAACAATACTGTGCTTCTGCTGTGGCTATAGATAATAGATTTATATTAACAGCAGCACATGTTATAAAGGAAGCAAAAAGTTGTAATATTACCATAAATGGTAAAACAATCAAAGTAATAAATTTAGAATATCCAATAGAATTTGAACCAAAAAATTTTGGATTTAAAGATATAGCTATAGGATATTGTGATAATGATATTGGATTAACTATTTATCCTGAATTATATGAAAATACAGATGAGCTTGATAAAGTATGTAGTATGTCCGGATATGGTTTAACTGGAACTTTTGAAACTGGCGCTATAAAATCTGATGATAATAGAAGAGCAGGATTAAATACTATAGATAGTATAGACAATGATCTATTAATTTGTTCACCATCTGGTTCCTATAAAAAAACATCACTAGAGTTTATAATAGCAAGCGGTGATAGTGGTGGTGGATTATTTATAGATAATAGATTAGCAGGAATAAACTCCTGTGTTATGGCTGCCGATAAAAAACCAGATTCCACATACGGAGATGAGTGTGGTCATACAAGAATAAGCAAATTTATATCATGGATAAAAGAACGAAAAATTAAAATAATGGAGAAACATAATGGTCAATAAAATTGGATTACTACCATATACAAGAGAAGATTTATTCGGAATTACTCCAGAAACAAAACAAATTACTGGATGGGAAATAGATAAATTTGGAATTAAATCTTTATGGAATAAATCTCAAGGAGATGGAGTAACTGTGGCTGTTATAGATACTGGTTGTGATATAAATCATGAAGATATTAAAAATAATATAATAGATAGTATAAATTTTGATAATCCTAATCAAAAGGTTAATGATATTGCTGGTCATGGTACTCATGTCTCATCAACGATAGCAGCAGAAAATAATGGAACAGGTATGGTAGGGGTGGCACCAAAAACAAAAATAATAGCAGTAAAAGCTCTTGGAGATAATGGTAATGGTAATTTAAATAATATAGCTAAAGCAATTAAATGGGCAGCTGATAGAAAAGTAGATTTTATTACAATGAGTTTAGGCTCCCCATACCCTGCTCAATTACTAGAATCAGCGATAGATTATGCGGCAAGCAAAGGTTGCGTAATGTTCTGTGCTGCTGGTAATTCAGGAAAAAATACAGATATAATGTATCCAGCTAAATATAATCATACTATAGCTATTGGTGCAATAAATGAAAATTTAGATAGGACAGACTTTACCTGTAGTGGAGATTCGTTAGATTTTCTTGCTCCAGGATATAATATTTTGGGTTGTGTTCCAGGAAATAAGTATGCTTTAATGAGTGGCACTAGTATGAGTAATCCATTTGTTGTGGGATGTGCTAGTTTGTTATTATCATATAATAGAAAATATAAAAAATATAAACTAGATACTGTTGAAGATTATATTAATGTGTTTAAACAGTCGGCTAAAGATTTGCAAAATAAAGAATATAAAGGTATTAAAAAATATCAAGGATATGGAATACTATATCCAGTATTATGATTTTTTCATACATAGCCAGCCGACAGATAGAAAATCTTCATACATAAATTTTGTTAAATTATTTGTAGTAATACTATTATTGATATCATTATCCTCTATCTCGCACCAGTTCCACTGTTTACCTTTCATATTGTCTTCAAAATAGTTTCTATTTGGACAATAGTCATGGGCCATGATGATATCATTGGGTTTGAGATAAGCAGACAAAATATTAAACTCACACTTTTTCAGAATAAGATTCAGAAAATAAATTTTTGGTATATGATTTAATATTGCTTGAATCATTAATTAAAGATAAGAGATGAGCAGGGCAATTTATATCATATGTGAAAATTTGTGAGCTATATAGCATATTATTATGAAGTAGTGCTCTTAATATTAATGTTAATCCACCATAAAATGTTCCTATCTCTATTATTCTTGATGGTTTGGCATTTGCTATTAACGTATTAAAAGGATATATAATATTAGGATTTTGCTCTGTTGATAGTCCTTTATAGGATAAATGAGCAATATCTCCACTCAAGCTATTTATAAAAAAATTATTATCAAAACAATTTTTACCAGAACAAGATAATTCTTCACGAAGATTAATATTAATCATAATTAAGTTTTTCTATATTTAATTGAGATAAAACGTATTCTATATTTTTATCCATTGTGCAGTGTTTAACGAACCAATCTCTAGCATTTACTGATATATAATTTAGATATTCTTCATTATTCTTTAATTTATTCCACCAATATAATAAATTATTTTGAAAATCTTCATAGGATACAAATGTTGGATGATGTTCATTACTATAATCACATAAACCATAAAAAGCAATATAATGATGATTGGGTAATAATGGATCTGGATAATTAGTTGTTAATAATGGTCTAAATACTGGTGTTCCAACAGCAAAACTTTCTATATCTCTATGACAAATAGAAGTTCCTCCAGGTAAACTTAATGATGCTTTATAAGATGCGAGTTCCGATACAAAATTGCTATAATGAAAATTATTATTTTCTGTATTTTTATCAATAATAATAATATCATTAGATATATTTTTTATATTACTTATCATTAATTTTCTAGTATCCCATAAATAACCTCTAAAAAATAAATTAGGTTTTTTTAAATTATTAATATTTCTATTATTAAAAAGATTAGTTAAAGTATCGTATAAACAATCATAACAAGGTATATAAAAAAATTGTTTATGTATATCTTGAATATTATTAGGAAATACAAAGTCTTTGTTGTAAGAAACTAATTGTTTATAGGCATAAAAATCTAAAAAATCAAATGATCCAGCATAAAAAAATTGTACCATATTATCTGGATCCCAACCTAGAACTCGATTAAAATGATATTTCCAATTATCAAATAATGAAATAAGAATATATTTATTATTAATTGGATTAAGTATGGATAAATGCATACAACTAGATAATCCACCATATCCCATAGATTCATATTTTTTGCATTCATCAATTTGAAAATCTATATTGGGATATCTATTTTTTAATATATCAAATAGTTTTATAAAAAAAGTTGTAGCATAGTAGTCACACCCTCTGTCAGAAATATTCCTAAACGTATGTCTAATTATTAATTTATTCATAATACGGTTCTAATATGCCATCACCCATATGTCTTGTTACTTCTATTTTTTGATATCCTTTATTAATATATTGATCAACTATACTCTGAGCCCATTCTATACTATGTCCATCACAAAAATAGTTATTTTCAAATTCTATAATGGGTTTTTTATTAAATAAATCTATAACATTTACTAAGTCTGATAATATTTGATAATCAAAATTTTCGGTATCTATTTTTATAAAACATGGTTTTCCGTATAGGATAGGATTATCTTGAAAAAACTGAGATATTTTTATACTCTTAATCTCCTGATTAGTTGGATTATTGGAAACTTTACATAGTCCAAAATTTAAATTAGTAGAATTATTTTTTATTTGATACTCCATAGAGGAAGTGTCAAAATAAACAATATTATCAGTCAACCCTACTGCATTATTGTAAATTTTTATGTTAGAATTATTTTTATATTTATCTATTAGATATTTATAGAGTTCGATATTTGGTTCAATCATATAGTATTGTTCTAAAGATATCTTTTTAGATAATAAATCATATACTTTTCCAACATTTGCTCCAATATCTACTACACATATTGACTCATCATGTATATAATATGCATTAATTTTTTTATATATTTGTTCAACAAGATTAACAACATGTTGTTCGCAATGAATATTATCCCAATCTGATATGTATTTATTTATATTATTCATAATTTATTTTAAGTAATTAATGGTGTAATTATTGAATATGATTTTTAATATTTAAACTAATAGAAATGACTAACATGAAAATATTAATCGTAAGTATTTGCGTTGATTATTTAGATTATTTATCTTTTTGTTTTGAGAAAAATAAAGAAATACTGCTTAATAATTATTATTTTATAATAACTACAGAAAAAGATACGTCAACACAAGAATTTTGTAAACAAAAAAATATAAATTGCTATATAACAAATGAATTTTATCATAATGATAATCCTTTTAATAAAGCTAGAGCTCTAAACTCGTTTTTTAAAAATTTAACTCTTAAAGATAATAGTTATGAGTATATACTTTTATTGGACTCAGACTGTATAATATCTAATATTACAGATCCAAGATCAACAAGTATGATTGATGTATTTAATCAATTACCAGACAAAAGCAATGAATGCTTATATAGCTGTGGGCGTAGAATATATAATACGTTTAATGATTATCTAAACAAAAAATATGTTCAAGGAGGTTGTTATCATATAGGATATTTTCAATTATTTCATAAGTCGAATTTGAAAAATTTTTCTGAATCTAGGAACGCTAGTGTTTATGATTGTATGTTTGCTAATACTTTCAAACAAAAAAAATGCTTACCTTGCGATGTTGATCATATAGGTCCAATATATATGAACTGGGATGGTAGGCATCCACAGTCACAAATATGGAGATAACTTAGACATATTTGTTTTTCCGTTTCCGTGAAAAAACAATGGTTTAGTATTAAAATATTTATTATATATTATATTATCTTGTATATAAAAATCATTCAAATTCATTGATCCGCCTATTGTGCCTTCGTATACAGATTGAAATACTCTACATTCATAGTCTAAAGCTATCAAATTACTACTTAAAAATAATTTACTAAATACCAATTGATCCATTTCGGTTTTAATTTTATCTATAGATATATTTAACATATTTATAATGTTTAATACTTTACCAAAATATAATCCAGCATTTAGATATTTCCATTTATAGTTTTGTTTTGGATAAGAATTAGCAATAGAGCAATCTGGATAACAACCGACTTCGGCATTAAACGTAATTTTATCTAGATCAAAATTTATTTTTATACTTTCGTATAAACTATCTATATTTGTATACCATAGTGGTAAAACATCATATAAATCGCAAACAATAACATAATCATTTTTGTTATATGTTTTTATTTTTTCAAGTATGTAATACGATTTTGCATAAAAGGTTTGAGATAATTCTATTTCATTAGAATTAATAATTTCTAAAGACGGTAATCTATTTTTTAAAAAAGATATATTTTGATGATTTATGTCTGTGCAGTATCCGAGAATATGAAGCATTATAGATTGCCAGTAATTGGATCACTCCAACCCTTAGATATACTATGAGGCCAAACTAGCCAACTGCTTGGTTTTTGATCTGTTTGAAACTCTCTCCATACTTTACAATATCCATCAGGATCATTTTTCATTCTTGATATTTCATCTTTATCTGCATCTTTTCTGTATATATCATTACCATTATGATCTTTGAATGCAACAGCCCAAAAATCATAGTCATCTTCTGGAACTTGAGAGTATTGTATATCTATACAATGTTTAAATATTTGTAATAATTTTGCATTAAATTCATCGTCATTTAAGTCTGATGTTTCTGGATCTGGTGGAGCCTTATGATCCAAAACTCTTTTTTGTATTGCCCTTTTGTTAAAGCTTAAGCCACTATATTTTTCATAGTCTCTAAGTGACCTAACTGTACCAAATCCATATATACTAAAATCTACATCTCTTTTTTCACCATCCATTTCAAATAGTTTTCTATTTTTTAGATGACATCGATCATTTTTCTTAAACCATGTTGGATCATCATCCCATTGTTTTTTTCTTCCTTTTCTAGTATATTCGTGCCAACAAATAACTTTATGAGGATGGAACAAATCATATCCATGAGTATACGCTCTAACTGCTATACTAATTTCTTCTCCATGAAAATAATATTCAGGATCATGCTGTACCTCTTTAGCAAATTCTCCAATTGTAAAAGCAAAATGAGCACTATAAAATCTGGCTGGTAGGGGTTCATCTTTTGAATCCCAAATATCAAATGATGCAGGAAGAAAGAACACGGCTCCTTCTGGAATAAATCTATCAAAATTCATTTTCCATGGTTCCATAACTCTTGCTTGTGGATCATTATCTGGATCAAAACTTGGTATATATCCTGTTAATAATGGTTTGGAGTGACCCTTTTTTTGTAAATATTTAATCATATCTATAAGTTCAGTATCCCAATGCTCAATAAATCTATGATGACTATCTAATTGCATAGTATATTTTTCATTATCGTATAATTGTTGGACTGAATTTCTGGCCCAACAAACTCCCTTGGAGTCAAGATAATTAATATCTATAATTCTAAATCTATGATCATTAGCGTATTCATCAAGATTATCCCAACTATCATCTTTAGAATGTTGCCAACAAATACCTATTCTTAAATTCTCTGGATGATCAGCCTTACTAAGCATATCTCTTAATGTTGGCAATAATTGAGGATCTCTATAACTAGCAATTTGAATAAAAATAGTATTATTAGTTTTCTCTTCTCTCATTTCCTTCATAAAAATGAACCCTATTATGTGTAATTGGACTAGCTAATAGTATAGCTGGTTTAACGATACCTTGTTTTGTTAGAGTATAAATGTGGCTCATCCAAGTCTGCTCAAAAGGATTATCCCATTTAGTGTCTAAAAATAATTTTTGATTTCCTTCTTGATCAATTATATGAGGCCAATTTGAATAATATATTTCTCCTTCAGCATATGGAACATTATTAAATGTTTTTATATGTTTAATATTTGTATGTGGTTTTTTCTTTACTGGTCCAAAGTATTTAATTTTTTGTTCTGATGGTAAATTATGCCAACTCCATTGATCTCCATTATGTCCAAAAAACTCAGCGAATGAAAATTTTAGAAAATCATAGTGTTCTTTATTCATTATTTTAATGATATTATCATACAAATTATTAACATACTTAGAAAATCCAACATTACATATATTTTTAGAAAGATCTAATAGCATATCATCTTCAAAAAAAATCATATATTTTGATTTTTTATTGTCAAAATCTTCTGCTGCAAATTGTCTAGCTCCACAAATTCCTAAATTACCTTTACATATATGTTCTATAAAATTATATTTATTACATATTTTATCATATTGATCTTTTAGATTTACTTTAGTTGAATTATTAATTAGTATTTTTTTTGTTTTATTCAGAAAATTATTATCATATAATTCAAAACTATCTAAAACCATTTGGAGTTGTTCAGGTGAATTAAATGTATTTATATACAACAATACATCATTATTTTCATAAGGTTTTCTACTTTTATTATGAATGCTATTAATATCTTCACTAGATATATTTTTGATATCTTCAAAAAATTTATTAATTAGTCCATTATTCTCTATCATGTGATATTTATATGTATCTTCATCAAGATAGGTCATTATTGTGAAAATACTTTCCTCTGTACCCATTAATCCTTCTGTAAGTGAGTCGTTTAATAATGAGTAATATAATCCATTAGCTTCAGATATATAATCTATATGACCACCGAATAATCCTCCTCTGGCAACTCTATTAACTTTTGCTTTTGAGTATCTATTCATCCCATCTATTCTAAATCCGTGTATTTCAGAATTTGTTTCGTATGGAAAACATATAAAGAAAAATTTATCTACTATTTTTTCTAGCTTATGTATAACCTTATCATGACTAAAATAACCTTCATGTACAGTATTAGTTATTCCTCCGTCTAGCCAAAACATATATTCTGTATTAAATGGATTATATATTTTTGCATTATGTAGCATGAACATTTTGCTCATAACCATAGGATTATATAATTCCATTTTAGCTTGAGTACTATCCTTTAGCCATCCTGTTTGCTCAAGCCATTGATTATTAGTTCTTATTTTCTGTACTTTATCAAAAAATGGAAAAAAATTTCCAGAAAAACCATCTTTTGGTTGATGATATACTGCTGTATTTGATCTGTTTCTAATAGACCAAACAATATCCTCATGTTCTTTATCTATAAAAACTATAACAGGAACATCGTCACCCAAACTAGATAGTAATTTTTTGAAATTGTTTATATAGTGGTCAAAATTCCTAGACCAACCGTCTGATAAATTGGATCTTCCTAGATCCCAAATACCAGTAACTATAGTAGTATTTATCATTATAAATGTCTTACATAAGATTAAATCCAACCGACTGCATAATATATAATTAGAATACGGTATGATGTCAAGCTTGAAATTTTTTATCTGGGTGTTGACTTTTTTGTGACCAAGAGTACTATGAATTATGAACTTTGGACTAGAGAAAATGAAAAACAAAGAAGAAGACAATACAGACAGAAAGAACGTCAGAAGAGAAAAAATCAAGAAGAAGAATCTTAGAAGAGATTTTTCTTTTGAGGACGAAAACCAGGAAAAAAGCCATCTTCAGAAAAAAGAACTTAAAAAGATAAAAGAAGAATTTGAAGATGAAGAATGGGAAGATTGGGATAGATATTATAATCACTAAAATATATGAAATATATTGAAGAAATATCTTTTGGTGATTGTTTTATATACAATAATATAAAGTATATATTAACAACAGACTTTAAAAATAATGGAAAAAGAATGTCTATCTCTTTAGTTGATGGATCTATTAAATGGATAGAATCTAATGAAATTGTAGATATAATAGATATATTCACATTTGACAAAGACTCTAATATAATAGCCATTAAAGAGAGGAAAAAAGAAGACAATGTTATTAATCAGAATTAAGACCTTTTTAAAATCTTTAATGTTTCATGTTTATGCTGGATTTCCAAAATCCACTAAAGAGCAAATTATTTATAGATATAATATATGCATTAATTGTGATAAATATAATTCTCAAAGATTAGAATGTGGAGTATGTGGATGTGCTATTAGCAATAAAAGTAAGTTTCTAAATAAATTAGCATGGGCCGATCAAGAATGTCCAATAGGAAAATGGAATAAAATATCATGAAAACAAATATACTAAATCCTAACAGAATAATGGTATCAAACTCTGACATATTTGAAATGTCAAAAAATAGAGTAATGACTCCAAATAATGGAGCAACAGTATTTATTCCTCATGTTTGTAATAATATAGACCTATTTGGTGCAGGATTTGCTGCCGATGTGGCTGAACGTTTTCCGTCAGTAAAAGCAGATTATCACATGTTAGGGAAAACTTTTCTAAAAAATAATTTTGGATATTGTCAAATAATAAAAGTAATCGAAGAACCAAAAACCAAACAAAAGCTTTATATAGTGAATATGATTGCTCAAAATGGAGTAAAATCTCATAATAATCCTAGACCATTAAACTATTATGCTTTATCCAAAGCGATGGGCTCTATGTCATCATTCATCATGTCTAATACCGGATTTTTAAATAAGTCAGAGAATATAGAAATACATTGCCCTAAATTTGGAAGTGGTCTTGCAGGAGGCAACTGGAATTTTATTAATGAATTAATATATGATATCTGGGGCAAATATAATGTCACAGTACATCTTTTTAATAAAGCAGATAGTCATGGCTATAAACGCAAGTAAAGTTTTTTTGGAATGGTTGAGCAATAGACTCATATTTAAATACCATGAAAAAGATGCTGAAATAATAGATGGTATAAAAAATATTATCAATAATAAACAGATTATAGATATCACTATTGATACTGCTATAATAGAAAAATTATGTCGTAAATATCATGCAGATTGGGATTTTGATGAGTCAGAACTAAGTTTCGGACATTCAGATGAATCCAGAAACCAAATTAGATCGCACATGAAAAATATTATTAAGGATTATATGTATGAAATATGTCTTACTAGATGATGATGCGATAGAAATAGGCGGCACTAATTTAACTATTCTATCTATGTTTGAAGACAGAATCAATGAAACAGTAAGACTATCAACAAGAGATTTGTCAAAATTAGATCTTATTAAACATGCCGATAAGATATGGATTATTGGTAATATTATGAATCTTTTCCAGAGACAAGACGATATCAGAGATGTTTTATTTGATACTATTACAAGATTTGTAAAAATTGAATTTGATTATAATTTTTGTCCGTATCGCGGAGAGATACCACACGAAAAACTAGGAAATAATAGATGCTCATGTCCATACGGTACAACTGGAATTAATCAAATAGCTTCAACGTATAATAAAATAATAGAAAAAGCTAGTCATATATTCTTTATGTCAGAAAGGCAACGATCAATATATGCAAATCATATACCATTATTAGATTTTTCTAAAACGACAATATTATCTTCATGTTTCTCAAAGCAGTCGTTAGCTCTTTTTGAATCATTGAAAGCTACTCCAAAAAATAATAGATATGCTATTTTACAAGGTTTTGGAGGATGGCATAGCGAAGCAAAGGGCGCTGATATAGCTAAAAATTTTTGCATAACCAATAATCTAGAATATGATATTTTACCTATACAAAAATATGAAAATCATATTAAGTTATTATCTCAATATAAAGGATTAGTATTTTTACCTATTATTGATGATACTTGTCCTAGAGCAATTATAGAGGCAAGACTATTAGGACTACATGTTATAACTAATATCAATTGTCAGCATGTTACCGAATGGTGGTGGAAAGAAGAATCTAAAACATTAGATTACATTTCCTCAAGACCACAAACTTTTTGGTCTATTATAGATAAGATATAATTATGATAAATATCTTAACATGCGTATGGAATGCTGAACAATACATAGGAAAATGTATAGACTCTGTTAAACAACAGAAAAATCAAAACTTTCATATGTTTATAATTGATGATGTATCATCAGATAATTCTATTAGCATAATTAAAGATAAAATTAATAATATTTCAAATATAACATTAATAAAAAATACAGAAAAAAAATATAAACTCAAAAATTTTGATAATCTTATATCTGATGAAAATCTTATACAAACTGATGATATTATACTAGAATTAGATGGAGATGATTGGTTAGCAAATGATGATGTTATTGATACTATATATGAAACATATAATAATTCAAAAATTTTAATTAGTAATAGTAAGTTTGTATACTGTGATGGCAGGATTGGGTTTTCTAATTCCGTTATTATATCAAATATTAGACAGTCTCCATTTATATTTTCTCATTTGAGATCATGGAAAGCTTCTTTATGGAGAAGTATTGATAAAAAATATTTTATAGATCCCAGAACTAATGATTATTTTAAGATAACTGCTGACATGGCATACTCTTTTCCCATGCTTGAAATGGCTGGCCAAGATAGATATAAACATATACCAAAAATATTATTAATATATAATGATATTAGCCCCTTCAATGATCATAAATCTGGATCAGCCTCTGGAGGCAGAAAAGAACAACAAATATCAGAACAAATAATTAGAAACATGTATATATGAATAGCATTAGTCAAAAAAACAATAACTATGTTAACATTTGTAAGTTAGCAGCAAGTAATGATTCAGTTTTTGAAACCTTTAAAAGGAATAGACATTATACAGAAATTCTAGAACATACAACTTATGAAAATGGATTATTATATCTAAATAATATAAAAACAAATTTTCCTGACTATATAAAATATATAAATAAATTTAAAATAAATGATAGCCTAGGAGGATCAGTAGTATATGACTACCCAGATATAGGATTAATATCTCCATCATCATTAAGATATATTAAAGTTGTCTCTGATATTATTAATATATTTCAAGACTTAAATAATAAAACTATCATAGAAATAGGATGCGGATATGGTGGCCAATGTTTTATGTTAAATCAAGTATTTAAATTTAAAACATATTATATCGTAGATATACCTGAGACACAATCTTTGATAAATAAATATTTAACAAAACTTAATATTAATTTTCAACTCATAACTATAGATGAATTAATAAATAATAAAAACATAGAATATGATCTGGTCATAAGTAATTATGCTTATTCAGAACTGAGCAAAGATCTTCAAAATTTTTATTATGAAAATATAATCAAGCAGTCTAAAAATGGATATTTTACATTAAATTTTATTAGTCATTTGTTTAATATAGAGTCCCATACCAAAGACAGTCTCATCTGTCTGTTCAATAAACAACACATGTGTAAATTATTAAAGGAAGATCCTGAGACATTTAATGATAATTTAATACTTTATTTTTAGGAATATAAATGACATACTCGCAAATTGAACAAGATCTATGGGTTATAAAAACAACAAACTATAAAAAAAATGGATATTTTCTAGACATAGGAGCATATGACGGTATTCATTTTTCTAATTCATATTTACTAGAAACTGAACATGACTGGACAGGATTATTGGTCGAAGCAAATCCTAATAATTTTGAATTATTAAAAAACAATAGACCAAATTCTCAAAATGTTATGGTTGCAGTTAGTGACTATTGTGGATTCATCAAAATTAATGACATATCTATGTCAAGCAAAATAGTACTTGAAAACACAAATAAGTCCTATAATATAGAGAGTACTACATTTCAAGAATTATTTATTAAATATAATGTTCCTCAAATTATAGACTATATGAGTTTAGACATAGAAGGATATGAAAGTAAAGCTCTTTCTAAATTCCCTTTTGATAAGTATGTCTGTAACCTTATCACCGTAGAACATAACATGTATTTAACTGGATCAAAAAACAAAAATTACAAGGTGGTTTAGGAAATCAATTATTTCAGTGGGCATTTGGAAAAAGCCTGTCTATAGACTTAAATACAGAACTTTATCTTGATCTATCTTTTTTGTATCAAGATATACCAGGAATTACCAAAAGATATTTAGAGTTAAATAAATTTCCATTAATCCAAGAAAAACCAATAGATATCGAATATAATCAACCGTTATATATTATCAATGATAATACTCCTATAGAAAATATTAATAAAAATTCTAATTACTACTTAAATGGATATTTTCAAAAAGAAAAATATTTTAAACATAATAAACAGATTATATTAAATTATCTCAATTTAGATAGTATCAAAAATAATAAATTCTATGAACCTATTATCAATTGTAACAGTGTCTCCCTACACGTTAGAAGAACAGACTATCTACTTCACCAGAACTACCATCCTGTACAAGATATTCAATACTATAACAATGCTTTGAATCATATGGATAACTACGATAAAATTTTTGTGTTTTCTGATGATATAGAATGGTGCAAAAATAATCTTAAATACGATAATATGGTATTTGTCACCGGTCATTCAAATATAGAAGATTTGATTTTAATGTCATATTGTAAACATAATATTATAGCTAATAGTTCATTCAGTTGGTGGTCAGCCTGGATCAATCAAAGCAATAATAAAACAGTTGTGGCTCCCAAAAGATGGTTTGGCGTACAAGATAACAATAGTATAGGAATGATACCAGATACATGGATTCAAATTTGAGTTATAACACCATGTTGTTTTTCTCGTCTGATCCCGTATAATAGATGTAAAGGAGTTTGGTATGTCAAGTTTTATCTTGTTCTGTCTTGTTTTTGCTGTTATTCTTGGATGGATAGACGGAGGTAAAAAAATCAATAGTAGTGTTCAATATACTACTGATCAATCTCCAAATTATTTTATCTCTTTCTTTTTCTTTAAATAGGACCATATGAATTCCATAAAAATTAGTGATCATGATTTCTACTATTATGACTCAACAGATCCTGTAATCTCCTATTTAAAAAATGGTCAACTATTTGGATCTAATAATTATTTTATATTAAACGCTTTTATCCAAGAAGATAATCATGATGGCTGGATCATAGATTGCGGATCTCACATAGGAACCTTTGGATTTTTACCAGCAATAAATAAACAAAATATTTTGATGATAGATGGTGCATCTAAAAATATAGAATGTTTGCAACAAACATTTCGTAATTTACCAAATGCAAAAATAGAGCAATGCATACTTTTAGACAAAGTAGCTAAATGTAATTTTTCTTCAGATTATGGACCATTTGGTTCAGCGTCATTATCTGATGATGGAGATCAAGTATCGGATACTCTAGATAATATAGTAAAAAAACATAATATAGATAAGGTCATAGCACTAAAAATAGATATTGAAGGCAACGAATATGAAGCTATTAATGGGGCTATGAATACTATTAATAAATTTTTACCACCAATTTTATTAGAAATGAATGGATATTGTCTAATAAAACATAATAAAACCCCACAGGTTCTACTCAAACTCATGGAAGATATCGGATACCTTTGTTTTCTCCCGCATCAACACGGATTAATTCCATTTTTTTCAACAAGTAAATTTCCTTTTTGTGTAGAAGATTTAATTTGTATACATAAAAATAATCTATATAAGTATATTGGAAAATATGGAATAGCAAATAAAGTATCTGACGAAAGAATTAATGAGATTATAGAGAATAGTCAGAAAACTTCTAATAATGAATGTAAGGAATATTTTGATTCTATTTTATGAATAAAAAATTACAAAATCAAAGAGTTTATTTAGCTGGTGCGATGGATCGTGTTGCTGATAGAGGTAACGGATGGAGAGATGATATAACTCCATTTCTGGAATCTTTAGGAATCGTTGTATTCAATCCTATAAAAAAGCCAACATCTATAGGAAAAGAAGACGAAGAAGTTCAGTCTCTTAAAAAAGCTTACAAAACAAATAATGAGTATGATAAATTATCCAATTTAATGAAAACCATCAGATCAGTAGACTTACGTTTAGTTGATATTAGTGATTTTCTGATAGTTAATTTAGATCTTGATATTCATCCATGTGGAACATATGAAGAAATTTTTTGGGCTAATCGTCAAAAAAAACCAATATTGATACATATGGTTCAGGGCAAACAAAATGCTCCTGATTGGTTATTTGGAACTATACCACATGAAATGATCTTTTCTTCTTGGCAATCCATTAAAGAATATTTACAATACATCCATGTCTCATCAGAAATAAATAATCATAAAAGATGGTACTTCTTTAATATCTAGATCATCTATGCCAAAATATTATGTAAAATCTGGCCAGATCAAATTTATAGTAGATTGTACAGACCATAAATGTGCTATATTAGCAGCTCTGACTCATTATAAGGGTCGCGGACTTATAACAGGACCAAAAATTTGCATAAGCGAACAAGGTTTTGAAGATTTTAGAAAATGGAAATGTTACGATACCGATAAACATTTAAAAGAAATTTAATATGCAGAAAATAATTAACGAACTAAAACTAGATTTCGATGACGTACTAATCAGACCAAAAAGATCCACATTAAATAGTCGATCTGAAGTTTGTATAGAAAGAGAATTTAAATTTAAGTATTCTCCAAGAAAATTATCTGTTGTTCCTATTATGGTTGCTAATATGGATACAGTAGGAACTTTTGCTATGGCTAGAACATTGTGTCAGTCAGGATCAATAGTTTGCTTGCATAAGCACTATGTAACAACTGATATAATTAATTTTTTTACTAACGAATCAAATAATATTACAGAAAAAACATTTTATTCTATAGGAACATCAGAAAAAGATTTAAATAAATTTACTCATATAACCGAAGCTTTATATACCAAAGGCAAAAAATCTCCAAATATTTGTCTGGATGTAGCAAATGGCTATACTGAACACTTTGTTAAGACAGCTCATAAAATACGTAAACTATTTCCAGAATCTATTCTAATGGCTGGAAATGTTGTTACTCCAGAAATGACAGAAGAACTGATTATTCATGGACAGGTTGATATAGTTAAGGTTGGTATAGGTTCTGGTAGTGTATGTACTACACGTTTAAAAACTGGCGTAGGATACCCTCAATTGAGTGCTGTGATGGAATGCGCTGATGCTGCCCATGGTCTTGGTGGGCATATCTGTTCTGATGGAGGTTGTAAGGTGGTCGGAGATATTTGCAAAGCATTTGGTGGCAATAGTGATTTTGTAATGTTAGGAAGTATGTTTGCTGGAGCAGATGAGTGTGAAGGAGAATGGAAATATGAATATTTAACAAGTATGGGATTTTGGCAACCATTAGATCCAGGATATAAATTTGACCCTCCAAGAACAAGAAAAACCACCCTCCAGTATTATGGGATGAGTAGCGAAAATGCTATGAATAAACACCATAATGGAGTAGCAACATATAGAACAGCAGAAGGTAAATGCGTCACTGTATCATATAAAGGAACAGGAACACAGATATTACAAGATATTTATGGTGGTATACGAAGCGCATGTACCTATATCGGAGCCAATAAAATTAAAGATTTTGGGAAAAAAACAACCTTTATACAAGTAAATAATACACATAATAAAGTATATGAAAAATGAGTATAGCAATATCTTGTCCTGTAAATAATACTGGCTATGGACTAGCATCTATTAATATATTAAAATCTTTATATGAAAAAGAACAGGATATAATCTATTTTCCAATAGGAAATCCATCAATAAATTCTGAGCAAGACCAAAAAATGCTCGTCCAGATGTATAACAGAAGATTAAAATTTGATGTTAATTCCCCATATCTTAAAATATGGCATCAGTTTGACCTACTGGAACATATTGGACGAGGTCAATATTATGCATTTCCATTTTTTGAACTAGACACATTCAATCATCAAGAACAAATGAGTTTAAGTGTTCCAGATGTAATCTTTGCAACTAGTCAATGGGCTAAAAATATTATACAAGATAATGTTTCAACGCTAACCGAAATAGTTCCGCTTGGTGTGGATTGTACTATTTTTGATTACCAAAAAATTCAAAGAACCAGAACTGATCATAAATATGTATTCTTGAATATTGGAAAATGGGAAATTAGAAAAGGCCATGATTTTATTTATAAAGTTTTTAAGGATGCTTTTCCAACAGAAGAGGATGTTGAACTATGGGTCCTAGCCTCTGAACAAACTAATAATTACTCCAATGCAAACGAATTAAAAACATGGAAAGATATATATTCAACCGACCCTAGAATCAAACTGTTTAATGGAGTTGATAATCAATACCAAATTGCTCAATTAATAGCAAACTCTGATTGTGGTCTATATCCATCAAGAGCAGAGGGGTGGAATTTGGAATTATTAGAAACAATGGCTATGAATAAACCAGCTATAGCAACAGATTACTCTGCCCATACTGAGTTTTGTAACAAAGATAATTGTATGCTTGTAGATATTGATTCAACAGAAAAAGCATTTGATAATAAAGCATTTAATGGTCAGGGTAATTGGGCAAAAATAGGACCTAAACAAATAGATCAAATAATCTATCATATGAGATATGCATATACTAATAGGGTCACAACAAATCCTAATGGTATTATAACGGCCAATAAATATACTTGGTCAAATACTACTGACTGCATTTTGAGGTGTATATTTTAATATCTCAATAAAGGATTTTATTATGCCAATACCACAACCAGAGAAAAATGAAGAAAAAAAGAAGTTCGTTGCCAGATGTATGAGTAGCGATGTTATGGTGAAAGACTATCCAGACAACAAACAAAGAATAGCTATTTGTTTAGGTCAAACATCAAAAAAATCTGACGCTGCTTCTATATTAGAAGATGTTTGTGAAGCTATTGAGTATATAAAAATATTAGAAGATCTAGAATTAGGATTCACAGAAGAAGTAACAGCAGAAAATTTTTATAATCCGAAAGAAGAAGACTATGAGGACATAGGTTATCCCATAGAAGATATAGAAGAATTTGACCTTATCTTTTCTAAATTTGAATATAGGGATCCGGTGACAAATGAATTATATTATTACGACAGAAGAGGAATTCACACTAAAGATGGAAGACAATTGATATATATAGGAAAAGGATCAGAGTATCAGGGAAGAAAGGTTCAGCTAAACAAACCTTTTAGAACTCCTAATGGTCCTAAAAAATCTAGTGTATATGTTAAAAATGATAAGGGTAATGTTGTCAAAGTTAATTTTGGTGATCCTAATATGAAAATCAAAAAAAATATTCCGGAAAGACGTAAGAGCTTTAGAGCAAGACATAATTGCGATAATCCTGGTCCTAAATGGAAAGCTCGATACTGGTCATGTAGAGCATGGTGAATAATATGAAAACTATAGATGAATTATTAAAAAACGAACAAGGGGATCAAATGGAAGCAGAAGCACAAACAGTAGAAGGTTATTCTGCTAATCCAGTAATAGAATTATTGAAACAATCATTAAATATTCACTGGCAACAAACAACAGCATTATCAGCACAAGCTGTACACCTTGAAAGATGGGGATATAAAAAACTAGCAGCCGTACTAAAAGATGATGCAGAAGAAGAACATCGACATGCTATTATTAATATTAAAAGATTAGAATTTTTTGATGTCGATTATCAACCACTGGTGGTTAGTCCTCCAACATGGACCAGACATGATATGGTTGCTATGATCCAATATAATTTAGCTTCCGTTAGAGAAGCAGCAGCAACAGAACGAGCCACTATAACTGCTGCAAGAGCTGTTGGAGATGAACTAACAGCCAATAGTATGATACCACTACTACAAGGTAGTGAAAATGGAATAGAATTATATGAAAGCTATCTAAAGCTTATTGATCAGATGGGAATAGATAATTTCTTAACATTACAAGTATAATGTCATCAAACAAGATACTATCTGAAATAAATGCTATATCACAAAAAATAGATATAGATAAAATAAAATATTATGGTATTTTAGAGGAATATCCTATACCAGATATAATTGATTTTGAATGGAAAAATATTTTAAATAAACCGCCAGAAAACTCGTCTGCGCAAACCTACAAAGAATTATTAGAAATTTATAATCTATCGCTATCAAGATCAAAACAAGATATTGAATTTGTATATACTATTGATAGAGATCCAAATAAATATTTGTACGATTATTTAGAAAAACAAAAGATAGAATTTCCAAGAGAAGAATTTGATATATTGTATAATATTATAAAACCAATATTATTAAATATTAAATCTATATATAATAGACCTAGACCATATCAATTGGGAATATTTTACGGCCTAAATATAGAAATCTTAGAAAGTGAAACTCATCATACTCCGTCATATCCTTCTGGACATGTGGTGTATACTAGTTTAGCCGCAAATATGATAAAAAAATATTATCCAAAAATAACACAAAAAATAGATAATATAGTAAACATGACAGGATTGGCAAGAATGATTCAGGGTGTTCACTATAAGTCGGATGTTATTGCTGGAAATAAATTAGCTACAATACTATATACAAAACTTGCTGGAGGTAAATAATATGGACCGTTTACATGATATACTAAATGCTGTCAATGAGACCTTAGTACAAAAAAATCAACAAGCTAAAGGTGAAGACGGAGATTTTACAAAAGTAGAAGAAATGGAAGTTGAAACTCCAGAGATGGAATTGATGGAATATAAGTATGATTTTTATCAAATGAGTTTAGGATCAATAATGTCAATTGCTAAACATGCACAAGCCATAGTAGATGCACTAGAAAATCCGTCTGTCAAAGAAGGCTTGACAGAGAGCTGGTTACAGGGTAAAATCGCGGTAACGGAAGATTATATGATCACCATCCACAATTTCCTCATGTTCGGAGAAAGTGAAACCGATACAGAAGGAGCAGAGGCTGCTAAAAACCTTCCGGGCTTATGGGAAAATATCAGAAAGAAAAAAGAAAAAATGGGTAAAAAATATAAGCCAGCCAAACCCGGAGATAAAGATAGACCAAATCCCGAACAGTGGAAAAAGCTGACTAAAAAAGATAAGTAATTTATAGTTTAAGATTTAAGATTTAAGGACACGAAAGGACACCAATGAATACTGAATTTGATACTTTGTCTATATATGTATCTTTAGCAAAAAAGACCATATCAAAATTTGCTCCAAGATTTTATAATGGACTAGCAAAGGAAATGCTTGCAAACGAAGAAGCAGTCTCAGATGTTGCTACTGCTATTATGTATGCCGATTGGAGATTTGATCCAGAAAGATCAGGAAAAACTGGCTTGAAAAAGACACTTTACTCTTACAGAAACCAATGCGCCATATGGGCAATTAAAACATATGTTACTCATAAATATAAGAATAAAAATAAAAAATCTTTAAGTTTAGATAATAATTTAAGCTCAATAGAAGAACACGTTAATGCTTATGATCTGTTAGCGTCATCTTCTGAAAAAGATCCACTAGAAAAAATTATAGAAAAAGAAGAACAACAAGAAGTTTCAAAAAATATCACACAACTACTTGATAATGCAAATATCTCAGAAAAACAAAAACAACAAATTATGATGTATTATTTTGATAATCTAACACTATCAAAAATTGGTAAACATTTTGGAGTGTCTCGTGAAGCAGTTAGACAAAGTATAAAAAGAGCAATAGAGACTATCAAAACATATGACCAAATGTATAGTTGAACTGTATTGTATCGTTCTTGATAGAGATACACAAAAGTATCAAACACTATCTAAACATTCAGAGAAGTTTATTGTTTTATCAGATGAGATAAAAGAAGACACAAATAGTCTCAATTTTATTCTATCTAAACTAATAGAAAATTATATATCTATATCATCTGATTATATTAAATTTATTCATCTTGAACCGAGGATAGAGAATAAGAATGTAATATTATCATACTTTTGTTGGATACCCTATAATATAGAATTGAAAAATTGTTATAAACTTTATACAGAGGACTTAGTTAATGATCATCCGTTACTTAGAAAAATTACTAACGTGGCGTAATAAACCACAACAACATGGGATTATTGGATCAATTAATTTTTCTATATTAGATAATTATTCTGTTGATATTAATGTAGATCTTCCAGATATGTCGAAAGCTACTCCAGACAATATAGCTGTCGTGGCCGAAAGATATGCTGAATTTTTATTGTCAATTAATCAAGGCCTTCATAAGAATAATATAGTCACTATTTTGCAATCTAAAATAGACCAAAATAATAATCAGCAGTATCTATTTATAGATAATATTATTTCATTTTGGGGATTATTATATGAGCAATACAAAAAAAATAAAAAAAATTATGTACAATATAATCAACCTGTAGTCAAACCATCTCAAGTATTTAAGATATAATAGATTTAATCTATTCTTTTGCGATAATAAAATGAGTAACAACGAAACAAAAATTATCATGTGGGAAAAATGGAGAGATCCATTTGGAGAAAAAGATGATAACGATATAGACGAAGAGCCGTATAGTAATTTTTATGACGATGAAGACAATCAAGAAGAAGATCTCAATGAATTAAATAATGCATTCAATCAGTTTGGTAAAAAACAAATAAAAGTTATTGCAACTCCAATGGGTATTATACCTGTTAATGAAAATACAGCTAGTGGTAAACTTTTTAATTTCTGGATCGGTCATACTAATTTTGATATTACAAGAAAAATAGCAGAAACTATAGAGCAAATCAATGGAGTAGAATGTTTAGATATTTTTACTAGATATAGATTTAGAGTCGCAATAGGCAAAGCCTTTTATGACTCTGATGTCAAAAAAAATATTCAAGATACCGTTTACGAAATAGCAGATAATAATGAAGATAAATAAAGAAACACAAGACATAGACTATGTTCATAACTATAACATAGATATCAATAATAGAGAAATCTATCTACACTCTTATATATCTGATGGCGAAATCGAAGGAGGAGTAGACTATAGAAGTGCGATTGTATTTGAAAAAAATTTAAGATATCTAAATATGATATCTATGGATCCCATATTGGTTCATATGCATTTACCAGGCGGAGAATGGCAAGACTGCTTAGGTATGTACGATGCGATACAATCATGTACATGTAATATAATAATACTTGCTTATGCCAAAGCTGAATCCTCTAGTAGTGTTTTATTACAATCTGCAGATTTAAGAATTTTGATGCCAAATACAAACGTATTGATCCATTATGGGTCATTTAGTATTAATGAAGAGCATAGTAAAGCAGCAGCCAGTTCTATTCACTGGAATGAACAAGAGTGTGATAAGATGATAGATATCTTCACAGATAGGTGTATATCAAGTAAGATAGCAAAAGAAAAAAAATGGAAAAAAATGATCGCAAGAAAACATATAATATCTCAAATTGCTAATAAATGTGATTGGATATTAACAGCTCCAGAAGCAGTAGATTATGGTTTTGCAGATGGTATTTTGGGTTCGAAACAATTTCCAAATATAGACTATATAAAACATTATGCTAAAAAATTATGATTTATACAGAATATGCTTGTCTAGATTATTCTATTAATGAAATCGAGACAGCTAAAAACATAACAGACGCTATTAAACACGGTATAACGAATATTTCTGTATTACCATATACTTTAAGTACTATCAGATCTCTACCTGATATCAAAGAAAAAAATATCAATATCTCATGCCCAATAGATTTCCCTACGGGCGTTGCCGACCTGAAAACACGATCATTTGCAGTGTCCAATCTGTGCAAAACATACAATAATCTTATTAAAACTATAGATTTATTTATTCCTACAAAAATTATTACCAATAGAAAATATGATAAATTTAGAGATGATATCAAATCTAATTTAGAAACATGTAATGAGTTTAATATCCAACTTAGATATATATTGGAATATCGTATATATAATCATGATGTCTTAGCCAAAGTTTGTCAAATACTGATGGACTATGGAATCCATACAGTCTTACCTTCTTCTGGCACTATGATTGATGATATTAATGATAATTTAATCGCTTGTAATTTTTTAATGAGTAAAAGTAGAATTAATACTATTAGCACGGGAAATATCTATAATGAAAAACACGCTAATAGTGTAATAAAAATGGCTGAATTATATGGTATAAGACTATTTAATATTAACAGTTTGCATATGTTTATAGAGCATATTAATCTAAAAAAATAAAAAATAAAGATTTTGGGGTAATATCTATTGATGTAATTCTTCCAATGGAGAAAACCCATGTCACTACATAATGCCCAAGATGATAATTCTAATATTGATAATAATTCTGGTACAGGTATTAACCTAGGTAATTCATCTGTTTTAGGCTCAATAGGACAGGGACTAGAAGCAGTAGCTTTAGGCTCTATTGTTATTGATGGCACAGATACTGATCCAGCTCTTGTTGGTGGGGATTTTGCTCACAATAGCAGAGATCCAGTAGCTAAAAGAGTGTCAACAAAACTAGGTGGATTACCAGATACTACACTATTAAGTGGAGCAGCTGTTCCAGGATTAATAGTTGGAATTCATAAAATTGAAAGTATAATTACTCGTAAACAATCGACTTCGTTTAGAGACGGCGACTATAATCTATATACTGGTCAGTTCGTCGTTGAGCCATCTACAGTAACAGATACCTTTCATAAAGCCAGATCATCTACTCAGTATATCGATACGGCAGCGAATGCTAATAGGTCTAATACTGGTAAGATGGTATATTTAGTCGGCTCAATCCCATCTTCCAGATCATATGACTCTAAGAGATAATCAAATATAACTATATTTATAGTGTATAATAAGCCAGAGAGATCTGGCTTATTTTTTTATGGAGAACCATAATATGTCTGAACCAATTACCCATTTCTGGCAATCACTCGCAACTGTTAGTTTAGGTATAATAGTTACTCTGATAGGATTTTGGGTTGGAATAGGGAGAAAAATTGTATCCAGAGAAGAAATTTCAGAAATGGTTAAAAATGACTCTCCTTATTTACAAGATAAGCAATTTATTATGGAAAGGCTAGCTATTAATAAAGAAACACAAGCAGCATTTGCTAATGCTTTACAAAGAAATAGCGATGTTATGAATGATCTTAAAGTACAGTTAGCAACATTGGGAAAGACACTAGAAGCTCTGGAAGAAAAGATAGAAAATAAATAACAATGACTAAAGACTGCTTATTAGTAGAGCCAAATGAATTCTTATTTTTTTGTCCAGGGCAAAACTCTCATAAAGATGAAAGATGTTTTGGGACAGGACGTCAGAATTTAGCTTTTGATATTATTAAGCCATCGGGATCAGATGCTGTTATTGTAGAAATACAATTAACTAATACTAGAACAGATAAAACTGAAACGTATTTCTTATACGCTAATGAAAGGTGCTCCTGTTCAAATAATTGTATAATTGATTTTGGAATACAACAAAATAATAAATATTCTGTTAATATCAATATTGATAATTTAATTCCCGGTGAGCATTATTCTGGAATAGCTTGCGCTAATTACATAGATAGTGTTACTGGTGTATAAATCAATATCAGGAATAACTCTCTAGTGGGATATTAGCCGTATTATGATCATATATTCTAAAACTGCAATATTTAAATATGATGGCGAGACATCATTTGATTTATTTAATAGTCCACAGGATTCTAAAGGTAAATCAGAATATAATAAGTTTATTAATAGCATACTATATGTTTATGGTCAAACTAAATTTGATGGAACAATTCCTGTTTTTTTTACTAAGATTATACCATCAACTACGCAGAGAGAGCCAGATAGAGGTAGTACATTAAGTAGTCTAGATCCAAATAAAACATATTATATAGTATTAATATCAGAAGAAAATTTGCCTTTGACTATTCCTAAAAATATTGATTCAGAAGAATTTTTAAATAATCATGATTGTCATCGTCATGATCATGAGTGCAATCTATCGTATTCATGTTATGGAAAACCAAATACTATAGATAAATCATATCAAAATATAGAACTTAGTAATGAATATACATATGATATCAATTTACAAATAGATAATATATATCCATCTAAAACATATTTTTATGAAATAATACCAGTATATTCTAATTGGCCAGCAAAATTATCTTCTTTATCCGGATATCTACAAGGATCAAATACCACCAATCCTTCTGGGTTTACTAGTGGTATTATAAAATCTTTATTTAGTTATTATCCAAGTGGAGATAACTATCTTAATAGTATTCCGTATGATTCAAATATAGATACAAATAGTAATTTTTACTATAAAAATATTTTTACGGTATTGAATATATCCTTATATTCAGAAGATATGAATCTATTATTTAATGATCAAATAAATATTAAGTGTAATGAATGTTTACCTAATACAACAAGAAAAACTCCAATTTTTAAATTATCTAATATTCTAGGTAGTTTTGCATCGGTTAGTGGAGTATATTGCAGCGGAACTATGCCAATATATATAAACTATTCTGGATTAGATCCTTCAAAAACCTATACATACGGATTTTTTTCTGCTGGGAGCAATTGGCCGTGCAAGATTTTACCTAAATCACAAACTATCAGACCAAAAAGCATGTATGAAGATAATGAATCACAAATGATATATGGGACAGGTGTAATAGAAACAAATTTTTCTATGTCAACAGTCTACAATCCGTTTGACTCTTGGCCTAATCTACAATATAATTTAGAACCTTTTTATACTGAAAAATTTATTGATCAAAATATTTATACGATTCTAACTTTATCTGTTAATGAATCTTCAAATAATATTTATAGAGAATCTATTGTTATTCAAGGGAATATAGAATCTCGAAATGAAGATTGTATTGACAGTCTATATATTAAATTTGATAATACTGATAATATCTATCCATCAGGAGGATTAACAGAAAATAATAGACCAGGATCTGAGATTAACTTATCAGATACTCTATGCTGTAATAAAGATCAAATTCTTATGGCTACTGTTAGTGGAGCTTGTTGTGGTAAACAATATAACTATAGATTTTATAATAGTAATAGTTTAGTATCTATAACACCACTATCTGGCACTATATCCTTTGGAAATGGCGTAGGTAAAATAGGAGCAGTTTACAACCTTAATAATAGACCTGGAACCACTGTAAGGTTAGTAGTCTCCGATCCAACTACTAATATTTATGCAGTTGATAATATCATATTAAGATGTCCAAACAAAATACCAACATTACCAACATAGTAGGGAAATTTTATGTCCTATAATAGCGCTAACTATAATAGTGAAGCAGTATGGAACGGAGTTAATGGTAATGTTACATCCGTTGGTACTAATGGTATGCCAAGCTCATATGGAACATTAGATCAGTCTGGTAATGTATGGGAATGGCTAGAATCCTTAAATGATATTGATAGTTTAATATATTCTGATATTTTTGGAGGATCATGGAATACAAATAGTGATTCATTATCGTGTTATGGTAAAAATACTATTAATTATTCAACATTATCAAATAATATTGGTTTTCGACTTGTTAGTTTTACAGTATTAAATAGTTTTCTTTCTTGTGTAGATATTCCTGATATCAACAATAGTAATGACAGTAGAACAGGATATGGATCCGTAGCTTATAACTATAGGATAATGATCGAACCTGTTACGAATAGTCAATATGCGGCCTTTCTAAATGCTGTCGATCCCAATGGATTAAATACTTATGGACTATATTCTAATTTGATGTCTAAATTATTAAATGGAAATAATAATCCAAGAGGTGGAATAAATTTTGTTACAACTAATCCGTCAGGATCGAAGTATGTTACAAAAACAAATTTTCAAAATAAACCAGTTAATTATGTATCCTTTATTAGTGCTGCTAGAATGTGTAATTGGCTACACAATGGATCTGCTAGTGATATTAATTCTGGTGCATATACTATAATTAATAATTCTATTTTTACTAGAAATATAGATGCCATCTATGCAATACCAACAATTAATGAATGGTATAAAGCAGCTTTTTATGATAGTTCTGTACCAAAATATTGGACTTATGCCACTCAAACAGATACCGTACCTTGTCCGGTTGGGTCTACTGGTTGTGTCCCTTTTGATAGCAGTATAGGAGATGGTGGTGTCACAAATCAAGATCCAACACCAACTCCAACTCCAACAGTATCTGTAACCTCTACCACAACTCCAACTCCCACACCAACTCAAAGTATTGGGGCTAGTCAAACTCCAACACCAACACAAACGGTTACTCCAACTAATAGTTTGACTCCTACTATTAGTACTACTCCAACGGTAACTCCAACAATCACTAATACTATAACAATAACACCAACAATCTCTCAAACTCCAACAAAAACCCCGACAAAAACCCCTACTCCCACTGTTACAATAACCCCAACAATAACACTAACCAGAACACAAACAGCAACACCAACAAAAACACCAACTAGAACTCCAACGGTTACTCCTACAATAACAAAGACTCCGACAAGGACTCCAACAGTTACACCGACAATCTCTATAACACCATCAAAAGAACCAGTATGTGATCCAGAAATTTTGGATAAAATATATAGTATTAAAGAATATCCTGCATATGCTATGGGAAATTTATCATTGTTGTCCGCCCCTACTGGACTTAGTCATAATAATGAAATTGTTAAAGATTGGAATAACTTCATAAATAATATTTCAACTATCTATTCTACTTCAAATAATACTATATTTTTTAATACGACTTCTAGTGGTAATCATACTATACCTAATAATAAATCTACATTAACATCATTAGATCCCGGAAAATCATATTACTTTATAACAAATGCGGATGCAAAATTACCTCTAAAATTACCATTAATACATAAATCAAAAACACCGTATTTATCTCAATATCTGATCCAAAAAATTAAGTCTTTATCTTTAGATGGTAGTGATATTAAAAATTTAGTAACAGATAATAGTCATGTAGCTTACACTACTGCAATAAATGTAACTAAGAAAGATATCAAACAATACTCATCAGATACTATTAAACAGAAAGAGCTGGAAGCATTATTAGAAGATATTATATTTGAATATTCTGAATACAATGATAATTGTATAAAATCTATTAATACATCTAAAGATTGTTTAAATATCTATGTTTCAAATAGTTCTAATTTAATTTATAGTGAGCCATTATCTATAGATATCAATACTGATACTCATACTATTCCAGTATCCGGTAGCGGTAGTCTAATCAAACAAATAGATATATCTCTGTCTGGATTGCCTGATCTGGATAAGTATAATGTTACATACTATTATAGACTTAAAGATGCAAACCAAGCATGCTCTATATATCCGTTATCTGGAACTATTATGTCTCATAATAATACTACGATATCTAGCATCTTTGAATTTTGTGCGGATGCTGTCCGAGGACAGAATGCTAATTTATTAAAAGCAACGCCAACACCAACATTAACGCCAACTCCATCATCAACCCCGGCATAAACTATGAATAATATATACTCTAATATAGAATTAGTAATTAATATAGAACCTAAAAATTCTAGTACTACTACTGCTAATTATAAAAAATTAGCCAACTGGAATAATTCTATCAATGGTAATGTTACGGTTACAGGATCTAATGGAGATTCATCAGCATACTCAATATATGATATGGCTGGACAACTATATCAATGGACTGATTCTTGCCCATTCTCTGAATTGCCACCATCCACGTCATCATTATTTAAATCTGGATTATCTCAAAAAAACAATAATCTAAAAATATTAAGAGGTGGATGTTTTGCTGATACAGATCCAGCTAATTTAAGCAAAGAGCACAGTAAGCATTTTGATATTTTTTCAATGCTAGATTATGGATGCATAGGATTTAGAGTTGCTAATAATGAATCATCTAATACAGCAAAACCATTAAATTCAAATAGTATATATACAACTATATCAGATACTGGAAATACTCCAGATAATTGTGAATATGGTTTAGATTCTAAATTAGGTCAGGTTAATTATTTATATAATATACAAGATCAATTAGTTACTAATACAGAATATTGTAATTATTTAAATATAATAGACCCATCCGGATCAAAAAAATATCAGATATACGATGAAAGAATGAATGAGTCGCCAGTTGGAGGCATCGCCTTTAACAGTTGCAATGATGTAGGATTCCTATATTCTGTAAAAAATAATTTTGGTAATAAACCAGTTACATTTATTAAATGGATAATGGCAGCACAATATTGCAATTGGCTTACAAATGACCAACAGTCGGATATTCTAAGTATCACATCAGGATCGTATGATATAGCTTCATTATATACTAATCCCATAACTGTATCTGGATGCTACAGACAAGATACAGCAAAATATTTCTTACCAAGCGAGAACGAATGGTATAAAGCTGCATATTATGATGTATTAAATAACAAGTATTGGAAATATGGTAATAAAAGTGATGAAGATCCAACAGCCGTAATATGTGATTTAACTGGAAATGTCATATCTTCAGAATATCAAGCATCAGTAGAACAAACTATTCCATTGATCATTACTGGTAATGATATTATCAATAGTTTTATAAATAAAAAAGATATGAAATATCTTATAGAAAATTCTATTGATGCTAATTCATATAATAAATATAACTATGCTTTATCACAGAATTACTGTCCATCAGTTCAATTAGAGAATCTAGAAAATGCATCATCTGGTAATTATATTTTTCCAATAAAAGCTAAGATATCAAATCTAAATATTGGACAAAAATATTTTTATGGATTTTCTTCAGAAGGATCAAATTGGCCTAGTAGAATAGAACCACTCTCCGGTTCCTTTATTGCATCATCTGACAACTATTATCTTAATGCTATTTTAAAATTTAAACCAAATGATATATATGGAACAATTATATTTAATACTAATTTAGACTATAACCATCTAGAACAAGATGAGCTTAGAATCTATAAAGATATAGATATTTATAATACTTTAAATTTAGACATATCTACTGATTATTGTCCTGGTTGTAATGATTCTTTAAGAATATCTTTAGATCAAAATTTATTGCCAACTATTTCTCAATTAGATAAAGCTGGAATAGCATTTCAGTCACCACTATCTCAAAATATTATTAACATTAGCGGTGGACTATGTGATCAATATGTCCCATTAGTAATGAATGTAACAGACCCTCAACCTGGAAAAATATATTCCTTTACTCTGTCTTCAAGCACTGAAGATGTAATATTTATGCCTAATAGTGGTAGAGTATCATTTGGTGGAGCTAGCGGTAGTCCTAATAGAATCACTTCTTTATTAGCATTAAATAATAATAGTAATGCTATTGCTAAAGTAACACTATCTAGAATAGATATTCCTTATAGTGTATCAAACTATGTCGCTGTTAGGTGTGCAGAAAGTTGTGATAATGCTTATCAAAATTATGCAAACTATAACAATAGGTCTATTTGGGGATATTGTAGTTCTGATTGTCCTGGCAAACCTCCAGAGTTAAGAAGATTTGCTAGCGTTACTAGAGTAGGAACGAATGGTGGTCCAAGTTCTTATGGAACTTATGACCAAGATGGAAATATTTTAGAAGTATGTTATATTACAAATTCTATAAGTCAAAGTAGTGGATATATTTATAGAGGAGGTTCGTTTAATAGTACTATTATTGGAAAATATGCAAGATTCTCATTTGACACTGACACCAATAATCAATATGATGATTATATTGGATTTAGAGTAGGGTCATATACTAATCCATATAATTTTAGTGGAATGATACCAATAACTGATATAGGTTCTCCACCAACAGGAAATAATAGTGATCCTGACACAGGATATGGTTCTGTTAATTATTCATACCAAATTGGTATTTATCCAGTAAATAATTCAGAATACACTCAATTTTTAAATAGTACTGCGACCACAGGAATAGATGGACAAAGTAATACTTCTCCAACTGTTGTAGAATGGGTATATCATCCATACATGAGTGGATGCTATGGTGGTATAAATAGATCAGGTAGCGGCACTATAGCAAATCCATATGTTTTTACAGAACAAACAAATATGTTATACAAGCCTGTGAGATTTATTAATAGAAAAATGGCTTGTAGATATATCAATTGGTTGCATAATAATAAACAGAATGGATGGAAATATCAACAAAGTGGAGTTTATCAATTTGATAATAATGGATCCTCGTTTGATAGCAGCGTTAGTGGCTGGCTCAGGTCAAATTGTGCTCTTTACTTTATTCCTGATGAAAATGAATGGTATAAAGCGGCATATTATGCTGGAACTAACTCTAATAACACAACAGCTAATTATTGGACTTATGCTACTCAGAGTAATAGTCTCCCTGGATGGGTAACCGCAACAAGTACTGGTCATGGTATTATTTTAAATACTTAATAATATAAAATAAAGGTTATTATAATGTCACATATTTTTAATCCTAAAACTACAGAGATTTCAGGAGTAATATTAAATACAGGTATCAATGATAAACCAATATTATCTAAACAATATCAAAAAACATATAATGAAAAATATTCAGAATATGGAGAAGAAAAAATAGAGTTTGATCCAGTACTAAATCAAAACAAAAAATTTAATTTTAAAGAGAATGGAATTAATGAAGCTAGATCTATATATATAAATAAAATAGCAGAAGCTATAAGAACAAATCAATTTAATTTAGAAACTGGTGACTTTAGCAACGGATGGCCGCAAACATCTCTTTACAGATTATGTAAACAAAAATTATCTATAGTTTATTCTATGAATAAAAATCAATATAGTAAATCTATAGATACTAATATAGTAAATAAAACACGTCATCAAGATATTGAAGAATGTAATAATGACACTCCATATCCATTTAGAATATACGGTTGTTCTATTCCATATACAAGTGGTGGATTACGAGATTTTACTTTTGTATATATTGGTTATTATATTTGGTTAGATATTAATTTAAACACATATATATATTATGATAATATTGATCAGTTATGGAAAATGAATTTAGAAATGATAGATTCATTTTATTCAGATAGTCTTTTTGGACAATGGAAAGTGAAAGAAAATGGTCTAGTATCAGGCTATGTTAAAGATCAAATCATTTCTGGATTCGTAACTGCTGATAGTAATTGTCCACAAGTAACACCAACTCCAACAGCAACGGTAACACCAACTCCAACAGCAACGGTAACACAAACCCCAACAGCAACATCAGCAGCAAACCCAACTCCTAGTGCCACATCTACATGTACTCCTACGCCAACACCTACTGTTGCTTTTTTTAACCCAGATACATCTTGTTTTGAAGGATGGCAACAAGTTGCTTTTGGTGGATCTATTTCTGGATTAACTTCAGGAGCAGTATGGTCTAATACTCCTGATATATTAAATCCTTTTACTACTCCTATAGCTGGTGAATATATAATTTCAAATATTATCTATAATAATCCAAATGATGATAATAGAGATAATTTATTACTAATGTGTCCGATAGCAACAAATACTCCGACACCAACAGCCACCTCAACTCCGACTCCAACCCCAACAGTAAGTTCACCAATAATCAATGCTTGTAACTATTTTCAAAAAATAATAAATACTGCTGGGTATTGGACAGACATATCCTGTTCTGCTGATGGACAAAAATTAATTGCAGTTGCAAACTCAAGTTCAGCTGATGCCAACGCGATAGGAGTTCATATTAGTTCTAACGGAGGAACAACATGGACAAAAATATTAGCGCCATCTTCTTTAATATCATGTTTTATCTCTAAAAATGGACAGATTGGAGTAATACATGATAGCGATAATATATGGATATCAAGTAATAGTGGAGCATCTTGGGATCAAGCAACCCAATTTTCTGTTGCTTCGCCAACCAGATTTGATATAGAAGCTTCTAGTATATGCTCATCAGACGATGGAAGCACTATATATGTGGTAGAAAGAAATTATAGAAACATCTTAAAAACAACAGATTATGGTCTAAATTGGACTTCTTATAGTATAACGTCGGACGTATCTTTTGCAATAAGCTCCATTGCTTGCTCTAGCGATGGTTCAAAACTATTAGCTGTTGGAAATAGTTTCTCAGCTGGCCATGTTTTCATCAGTACTAATGGTGGATTTTCATGGACACCATATGTTCTAGGACCAAATCCTGTAGTTAATTTAAGTGGCGGATGTGTGTCTTCTGATGGCACAAAAATGATAGTATCTGTAAGAGAAAATGGAACTGGTTATGGTAGACCAGATGTTGCTAACGGAATATGGAGAAGTCTTGATGGAGGATTAACTTGGACAAATATACAATATATAGATGGGTTTGCTGGAAATTTAACATGTTCTAATAATTTAAATACTATAGTTGGAATAAGATATGGAACTTATTCTTATATCGTTAGCAAAGATGGTGGCGATTCTTGGGTTCAATTATCAGATCAAAATGAACCGGTAATCAGATATATGACTGGTGTTGCAATATCTAGCAGTGGAGATATGGTTTATCTTTCTGCAAGTGGAAGATCAGGTAGTAATGGATCAGAATATCTCTACAAAGCCTCGTGTGAATTATTATTTGGAGCCCAAACGCCAACTCCAACAGTAACAGTAACACAAACCCCAACAGCCACATTGACACCAACACCAACAAAATCACCAGGATCTTCTTCAACACCTACCCCTACCGCAACTCTAACACCAACACCAACCCCTACATTGCCAGAAACCCTAAAAACCATGTTTATAGCATGGACAGACTACAACTAGGAGAAACATTATGAATTTAACAGAAGCGTTAAAATCTCAAATACCAGATTTGTATAATGATACTCCAGAAAATGTACACTCTGTTGGATTAGGATATAAATTTGTTAATAATCAAAGAACAAATGAAATAGGTATAGTCTTTAGTGTTTATAAGAAAAAACCATTATCAGAATTAAATCCTGATGAAATTCTACCGTCTTCTGTAAATATTGGAGGTAACTCTTATACTACAGATGTTATCGAGCAATCAACTTTGCCATCAGGTATAGAATGTTATAGCAGATCACCATTAGATAGCGAAATAAATAGACTTCGTGGAAATCCCGCATTTTTATATCCTATTAAAGGAGGACAAGAAATATATCAATTCCCAACCGGAGCAACATCTTCCGTAGTTGGGGGACAAACACAATGGTCATTTACTGTTGGAACATTGGGTTTTTTAGCTATAGATAATGTAGATAATAATATTATTGGAATAACAAATGCTCACGTTGTTTGCAATAATCCATTTCTAGCTTCTGATAGAATAAAAAATCAAGAGACAAATGATCCATATAATATATATGAAGAAAGAGCTTGGCCGCCAATCCCATCAATAAGTGGAGCGCCAGGATCTCTCTGTAACGATACTAGTACCGGTGGCCTATTCCTTTCTGGCCCAAGAATCAAAAGGTATTCTTCATTTAGAAAAACATTGGGAAATACTGTTGATTGTGCTGTGTTATTTTTAGATAATAATATAGTCACTAATCAATCATTTGCTATACATAAGCCCTCAACTTTACCACAAATGACTTCAAAACTACCATTCGCTACAACATTAGAAATAGATAATTTATTATCAGATAATAATAGATTATATTCTACAGGTAGAACCACTGGACCAAAAGGATGGGAAGAAACAGTATCTTGTAGGCTTATCCCTTATCTAGTCGGAGCGTCCAGCTCTGTTTCTATGAATAGTCATGTTATTACATTTAATAATATTGTATATTTTATATATGAAGATGGAGGAGATTATCCGATAGTACCTGGAGATTCTGGATCTGCTGTAATAGCAGATATAGGAGGTGTGTTAAAAATTGTAGGATTGGTATTTGCTGCTGGAACAAATTTTGCTCTATTCTGTAGAATAGATGAAATTGCTGATCAAATGAATATTAGAGCATGGGATAATAGTTATACTTTTAATACTGGTAGTCCTTGTGGTAATCCGTATACTAGTACAACCGGAACACCTCCTACTAATGCTGTTCTTTCCAGAATAGCAGTTTGTGATTTTGATGATCCTAGATCAGCACAAGATACTGTAATTATTAATGGAATTACATATTATCAGGCTGGATGTACTAAAAATAATAGTTATTCTCATATTGATAGCCTCTAGTTAATTGGCTAATATATAATATATCATATGGTGTATAAATTAATTATATACTATAATAAGGAGTTTAATTATGGCTATAGATATAGTTAAGAGTATAGAAAACAATCCAATTAAAAATGGTTCAATTATAATTAGTACAAAAGTTACAGGATCAACAAATAAAGATTTTTTAAATACATACGTAAACAATACTCCTAATATTGCAAGTATTGAAACCAAATATGAAACTAGATTTGATGATCCTAGTTACTACTATGGTGGCGGTGGCGGTGGCGGAAGTATTAATGGCAACGTATTAGGAGTTTAATATAAATGCCTATTATTAGAATTAATGAATTACCAGAAAATGAAAACATAAACGGCAACGATTTATTAGTCATAATGAGTGACCCTAGTGGGTCTGCTATTACTGAATATATAACCGTCAATTCATTATTGTCCTCAGGTTCTGGTGCTCAAGGCCCACAAGGATATCAAGGAAGTTTAGGAACCCAAGGTAACCAAGGCTTTCAAGGAGTTCAAGGCCCTCAAGGATATCAAGGGGTTCAAGGCTCTCAAGGTAGTCAGGGGTCCAAAGGAGATCAAGGAGATACTGGTCCGCAAGGTTTTCAAGGTAGTCCAGACGGTAATCAAGGTCCAGACGGTAATCAAGGGCCAGACGGTAATCAAGGGCCAGACGGTAACCAAGGGCCAGATGGTAATCAAGGACTCCAAGGAGAACAAGGCCATCAAGGAAACCAAGGAGACCAAGGATCTCAAGGTAGTCAGGGAAGTCAAGGAGATCAGGGATCTCAGGGAGATCAAGGAGTGCAAGGAGATCAGGGATCTCAAGGAATCAAGGAAACCAAGGAGACCAAGGATCTCAAGGTAGTCAGGGAAGTCAAGGAGATCAGGGATCTCAGGGAGATCAAGGAGTGCAAGGAGATCAGGGATCTCAAGGAGATTCTGGTCCGCAAGGTAGTCAAGGAGATCAAGGTCCACAAGGAGATGCTGGTCCTCAAGGATCTCAAGCATTTAATTATTTAGGAGCATATAATGACGGCGTGACTTACTCAGAAGGTCAGGCAATTACATATAACGGATCATTGTATGTTATGACAGCTTATATTGGTGCTGCTGGTTATAATCCAGTAGCATATCCTGGAAATTGGACATTAGTTCTTAGCAAGGGTGATCAAGGATCCCAAGGTGAACAAGGCTACCAAGGTGAACAGGGTAATCAAGGAAATCAAGGGGATCAAGGATTTCAAGGTAATGATGGTGCTCAAGGTTTTCAAGGAGATCAAGGTTATCAAGGCGAACAAGGCTATCAAGGTGAACAAGGATACCAAGGAGATCAAGGCTATCAGGGATATCAAGGTGATCAAGGTTATCAAGGAGAGGCAGGATTTTCTGGTAATCAAGGTCCACAAGGCGACCAGGGTTACCAAGGCTATCAGGGCGATCAAGGTTTTCAAGGAGATCAAGGTTATCAAGGTTATCAGGGGGAACAAGGATATCAAGGTAACCAAGGAGATATTGGATTCCAAGGATCTCAAGGAGATTCTGGAAACCAAGGACCAGATGGCAATCAAGGCCTTCCGGGGCAAGATGGTAATCAAGGATTCCAAGGTCCGGACGGAAACCAAGGTCCGGACGGAAATCAAGGATTAGAAGGCCCACAAGGGTCTCAAGGCCCAGATGGCAATCAAGGTTTTCAAGGCGATCAAGGCGATCAAGGCTACCAAGGTGATCAAGGTGCTCAAGGTGCTGATGGTAATGGAGGAACTCAGGGATTCCAAGGTGATCAAGGTTTTCAAGGAGATCAGGGTTACCAAGGTAATGACGGAAATCAGGGTTACCAAGGTTATCAAGGTGATCAAGGCTACCAAGGAGAACAAGGTTACCAAGGAGATCAAGGCTATCAGGGCGATCAAGGATATCAAGGAGACCAAGGTAGTCAGGGTTACCAAGGTGATCAGGGCTACCAAGGCGAACAAGGTAGTCAGGGTTACCAAGGTGATCAGGGCTACCAAGGCGAACAAGGTAGTCAGGGTTACCAAGGCGAACAGGCAATACTTCCTAATAACTTGGTTGTTAGTGATATAACTGGCATAACAGGAGCCTCTACTATTACTAATATTGTTCAACTTAGTCAAACTAATTATGATAGTATAAGTAGTCCCGACCCAAATACATTATATATAATCAATGATTAAGAAATCTTTATGCCAATAGATAGCGATCTATACTTAAATAGTTTCAACATTAACTCTGCTAAATTAGGAAGCAATAATATTTCTAAAATATTTTTAGGAAATAATATAGTATATTCAACAACCTCTTTTGGTAGTTCTGGTTTTCAATGGATGACAATTAATTCTGTCACAGCAACTTCAGCATCTGGAATTGGCCAGAATGATATTACGGTGTCAATTACTCAAGACGGCGGAGGTATGAATACTCATGATGGTATGTATGGAGCATCTACTTTTCCAGAACAATATGGTATTCCAATTAGTGGAACTCAAATATTAAATAGTCAAGCAGGAATATTCACAGCAGTTTTTAGCGAATCTGTTACAGATGCTTTGGTCGCATTTGCTAGTGTTGGCCAACCTGGACTACCTGTTCCTGTTATAGTATCAGTGCCATTTACTCCAATTTGGAGTATGGATACAACATATCAGAGCGGAGTAAATGGTACTCAATATTATCAATTTACTGGAGAAGAAGGATTTAATATTATTAGAATAGACGGTACAGCAAGCACAGTAACTTTTAATTATACAGTTCCAGAGTATTATTGTACTCTTTGCTTTGGCTTTGTTGATCAAAACACAATTTAAATAGATTATCTGGACTATTTTGGATCTGTAACTATTATATTAGATATGCAATAGTTATTCTCATGGACATATTATGAAATTTTCTATTATAACTCCCACACATAAAAATACTTCATATATACAAGAATTATATCAATCTATTACTAAACAAACCTATCAAAATTGGGAATGGATTATATATATCAATGGATCTGCAACGCATGATCATTTTAATTTTTTAACACCAGATAATAGAGTTAAAATATATTGTGACTATTCTAATAATACTAATGTAGGATACCATAAAAATAAAGCATTTAATTTAGGTTCTGGAGATATTTTGGTAGAAGTTGATCATGATGATATACTATTACCTCAATGCTTAGAAAAACTAAAACAAGCATACGAGAATCATCCTGATGTTGGATTTGTTTATTCTGATAATGCTAAACTTAACGAGAACTTTAAACCATATAACACAGCATACGGATGGAAACACCAAAAAATATCCTATAATGGAAAAAGCTTATGGGTTCCTCAATCATTTGAACCAAGTAGTCATTCAGTATCATTAATATGGTTCGCGCCAGATCATGTTAGATCATGGAGAAAAGAAATTTACCATAAAGTTGGCGGCCATAATGATAACTTATCTATATTAGATGATCAAGAATTAATAATTAGAACATATTTAATTACTAAATTTTATCATATACCAGAACCATTATACATTTACAGGATACATGGAGAAAATACATGGTTAGAAAGAAATAAAGAAATACAAACAGGAACAGTACAACTTAGAAATAAATGGATTCAAAGCCTTGCAGAAAGAGATGCTGAACTAAAGAATCTAAAAATGATAGATATAGGCGGAGGCATAGATGGTAGAAAAGGATACATATCAATTGATCAAGAAGGATCAGATATTATTTGTGATTTAAATGATGAAATACCAATGCCAGATAATTCCTGTTATGTTGTTAATGCTAGTCATGTGATAGAACATTTACGAGATCCATTTAAAACTATGAAAGAAATACATAGAGTTTTAGTTCATGGAGGATGGGTCTTTATACAAGTTCCATCAACAGATGGTAGAGGAGCATTTCAAGATCCTACACACGTTTCTTTTTGGAATCAAAATAGTTTTTGGTATTATACTAAACAACAACAGGCCCGATATATAAGAAATGATACTGTGAAGTTCCAAATTTCCAGACTAGAAACAGATTATCCTTCAAGCTGGTGGAGAATAAATAATATTCCTGTTGTGTTCGCAGATTTAATATCTATCAAAGATCAAAATCCTAGATTTCCAGGACTGCTAGAAATATAATCAATTTTTGGTGTATAATATATAATACATTAATATACATATATTGATTACATTTATGCCAATAATATTAAATAATAATATATCTAAAATATATCTAGGAAATATTCTAATATATGATCAGAGTATTTTTCCAAGTGGATTTACTCCAGAATATTATTCTTCTGATATTTTAGATGTATATGTTGGATCTATTAATTATGAACAATTTATTTCGTATGAAGCTACCATTAATTAGGAGTAAAACATGTCATTAATGCCGGTTGAATGGAGATATGTTGGAGTAGCATCTATTAGTAGTAATGGTACTGTAGACACTATAATGAATGCTATATACACACTAGCAACATCTTCCACATACCAAGACGGATCATCGCGTTCTAATGGCACAGGTTCAGCAGGAACATGGGACAGATATCAAAATGCTGGAACAACAGAAGCATTACATGTTACACCTAATGCAGGATCAGCAAAAATATTAATTGCTGGAAGTAGCACCACACCATCTCCTTCTCCTACGATGGCTAGTCCTGATACTTATACTACTAATACATTAATGATGAATATTACTAAAAATGCTGGTGCTTTTTCTAGTTGGAATAATTCTAATCCTTTTACTAGTGGCTCAACTTTTGGATATTGGAAAATTTTAGGATCCAGAGCAGCAGCAAATTCTGGATTAACTACTTTTACTGGAAATATACATTTATATGAAAGTAAAGAGTCAGTAGCGGTCTTCTTTATATCTACAGGAGTTAGTACTGCAGCATCATATAGTAATGGAGGTATTGCTGGAGCTTTATGGGATCCAGAAAGTTCTCACTCTTCTGATGCTGAAACTGATGGTAATCTTTATGGAATGATTACTAGCGGTCATTCTACAGCTTATGGCGTTCCTTGGAATACTTATGGTATATGGGGTATAGATCATTTTAATGGTACCGCTGTTGGTAGTGCATTTTATAATAATGCCGCTAGAGGATTTATTCATGGTCATGCATCAAGCAGTTCTAATGCTCATTGTGGATTATTTGCTCCTGGAACAAGTACTATAAAATATTCAAATTTAGTTATGACACCCAATCAAAGCAATGGTTCTTCTTCACTCAGAACTCCATCTGGAAGATATGTTAAAATACCGATGGTATATAAATACCAAGATTCAAATGAAATGGTGGGTAAGTTAAGAGGAATAAGTTTTGTAAACAGAGGTCTTATTGGACAAAGACATGTGAATAATGGTTCTGTAATTGGTTATACTGTTGGATGCTCTGATTGGGCAGCAAATCCCGGAGATTGTATGCTATTAGAATATTAATATATTTTAGGGGAAATATAATATGATCAAACCAGGTTATAAAACTAGTGAATTTTGGTTTACATTAGTCAGTTTCATATTTAGTGGACTATATTTAATAGGGTTATTTGGCGAAGATTCTCAACAAAAAGAAGATTTGATACGAGATGTTAGTCATGGTGTAGAAAGTATTATACTAATAGGTGGTCAATTAGCCATATTAGTTAAATATTTAAATGGTAGGAAAGAGATCAAAAAGACATTCTATTCTTCTACTAGTCCAACAACAACAGAAAATACTCAATCAAATGAACCAGTTCCAGTACCAAGCAGAAAATCTAAAAGTAGATCTAGAAAACCTAATTCAAGAAAATCAAAAAATCCTAGGCGAAGTTAAATCTGTTGCTATTGCACAAGCATGGAAAATTTTGCAACTAGCAGTAGCTAAAATAGTACAAAGTATAGAAAATAAAAGCAAAAGTTTAGCAGGAAAAGATAAAAAAGAAATAGCAATGTCACTATTATCACAATTTTATGATGCTGTCTTTATAGCGATAGATATTCCCCTTGTTCCATCTGTTGCAGAATCTATTATACATAAGTACACAAAAAGTTTTTTGATGATTTTGGTTAGTTCCAGTATAGATGCAATGGTTGCAACATTCAGAGAGATTGGAATATTCCCATCAAAAGATTATTTGTCAGCAGTAACAGTCAATGAAGTGCCATAAATAAAAAGGAAAAATATATGAACGTTACACAAAGTTTTGAAGAATTTTCTAAAGGACTCGGTGCCATGGATTTGGCTCTTTATGCTGGTGTTGGATTAATTCTATGGGTCTTGTTCAAAGATCAATTAAGTCCGGTTCAGTCCGCTTTGCTAAAACTCTTTAATAAAGATCAATTCTCTCTCCCAGTGGATGTTAAAACTCCAGTTGTTGTATCCAAACCCAAATCGTCTGAGGATGTATTTTTTCAATTAGTAGCAAGCTGGAAACAAACCAGAGACTTGGCTGTTAAAAGTGGATGCTCAGAAGCTGTTAAAGTAGCAGATGAAATGTTTCCACACTTGTCCCCAAATGCTTGTTCACCAGATAAAGGAAATGTTCTATGAAAGACAAAAATAGTATTTTATTAATTATTGCTGGAATTTTAGTTGTTATAGGATTATTAAAACCAAATTTATCTAATCTTATCCCATCAAAAAATAATACTAATCGAGTAGTATTAAATCTTGAAGCTCCCACAGATGATACTATCAAAAAAGAATGTGACGATGTTATAGCTGTTGTAAAAAATGGAAATAAAACTGATGCTATAAGATTAAGAGATCTTTATGCAGATATTGCTGATTTGATAGCTTTGGATCAAGAAAATGAAGTTATTAGAAATACAGAAGAGATTAAACAGGCTAATAGTTTATCTGGTCTTATGCTTAAGTTGGATATAAAAGATAAATACCAAAATCTTGCTAAGGAGAGCAAAGATGTTATTGTCTCAGTCATAGGTGATGATTCTGTACCATTAAGTGCTGAACTACGAGCAGAAGCAGTAAAAGCTTTTAGGTATTTAGCATGGGCATACGATCAAGGAGCTAAATAATGGCTAGATTTACGCCAGAAGAATTATATACTAATTATAGAAAAGGTTTTAGTGGCTGTTTATGGGAACAGCATGTTTTTGATCATTTAATGGAAAATAGTAAATATCCGTTATTTGGAGATGCTAGCAAAAGGATTAGTAATAGTGGTAAAGGAAAATTAAGTACGCCATATAAAAGCGTATTAAAGTTTGATAAAAAAGCTTACGAAGAGAGACAAACTACTGGAGATTGTGTAAGTCATGGCACAAGAAATGCTTGTGATGTTAGTAGAGCTGTTGAGATAGATATAAATAGAGAAAAAGAATCTTGGGTAGCAAGAGGAGCAACAGAGGCTATTTATGGAGCAAGAGGTCATGGTGGCCAAGGCATGAGTTGTGCCAGAGCAGCAGAATTTGTAAATAAAAATGGTGGAATAGTACTAAGAAAAAACTATAACGGAGTAGCAGATTTTAGCAAATATAATGGTAATCTTGGAGCTGGCTGGGGAGCAAGAGGACTACCAGATAAAGTTATAGATATAGCTAATGACCATCAAATAAAAACAGTAAGTTTAGTTACTACTATAGAAGAAGCACGAGATGCTCTTGCTAATGGATATGGATTAGCAGTATGCTCTAATTATGGCTTTAGCAATAAAAGAGATAAAAAAGGCATAGCTAATGTTAGTGGTAACTGGGCCCATTGTATGGCTTGGATAGCCTGTGATGATACTGGCAGTGAACCATTATTCTTAGTTCAAAATAGTTGGGGCAAATGGAATGATGGAGGTCATCCAGAATGGGGTCCTATTCCTGATGGATCATTTTTAATCCGTGCCGAAGTAGCCGCTGGAATGTTAGCAGCAAATGGCTCATATGCTTTTAGTAACTTTGACGGATTTCCTGTACAAAAACTTCCTTCTTATGGTTTTGAGGATTATTTATGACAAGAATTTATGTTGCTTGTGGTGGTTCATCCACATTTAATGGTATTTATGATGGAGATAATTTTGATACTACTTTTACAAAACCAAATGATATATTTGGGACAATAGGAGCTATTTATTTAACAAATAGTGGTACCACTTGGCAACTTATTAATAATCAAAATAGTTTAGTATTATATACTCTACTAACATCCGTGAATCCATCTTTACCTATTAGTTACGATAGCTGGTCGGCCGTAAATGGAATTGCACCAGCCATAAAAACATATGCATATAATTGGAGTACGCAAGTAAATGGATCCTATGTTTTTAATAAAATTATTATTACAGGGGCAGGGACGGAAGGAGGTACTAGCGACATAAACGGAACATATACCTATGCTACAGATGATTATGGGCATAGTTTTGTTAATAGTAATAATTTATTTAGAATAGTACAAACTTATAATCAATGGAGAATTTATCCAGTAGGTGGTACTGATGAATACTATACTTTTGGTGGTAGTGCATCGGAACCTCCTATTAGTGATGGAGCGGGAACTGGTGACGTTTGGACAGTAAGTACCCATGGTGATTCAGGAATAATCTCTACATTAGATATGTCAGATACTTGCGGTACCGGAACATCTTCATACACAACAAATGTTTTTGTTGGAATGACCAATAATAAAGCGCGAGTTTTAAAACGAGGAAATAATTTTTATATTAGAGGAGTAGATATTCCATAATGAGACTATTAGATCAAATAGCATTAAATAGATTAATTAGCATTATTACTAATTTTATACTGGGTATATTAAAAATTTTTGCTCCTAAATCCATAGATGATATAGAAATACCAAAACCAAAACGTAAAAAAATATTACCATGGAGAAACAATGATCAAAATACTTAATACTATATTATTACTATCTGTAGTAGCTTTGCCTATGAGCTATGAATATAATGGTTCTACAAAAGCATCAGTAGTTTTAGCAGGATCAATTATAAAAGCTCAACACTCAGAAACCACCAATAAATATAAAAGAAAAGATTGCCCAGTATGCAAAGGTAAAGGATGGTATATAAGCGGTGACGGAATTAAGAAAGTAGACTGTGGGTACTGCGAGCCAGACACCAAACAACCATCTAAAGTTGTTGTTCATCCTCCTGTTGTTTTGGAGCAGAATTGCACTACGGGTTCCTGTAAGCCAATAAATGTGAGGCAATAATATGGCTAAATCTAAAAATAATAAACAATTAGAAAATATAGCTAAAGATGTTCTTAAAAAAGCTAATATTCCAGAAGATCAGAATTTTGGAAGCATAATTGCTATCTTAATGGTAATTAGTATAATATTAACTGTAATTAGAGTTTTACAAGAATGTAATAAAAATAAAACTTTAAATATGACATCCAAAGAAGTCGGTGGTCTTTATGGTGCAGAAATACGATCCTACAGTCTCAAACGAGGCTGGTTTACCAGATTAAGAATCAAACGTATTATGCGTCAACAGCTCTCAAAAGAAGACTATCATAAATATGCTATAAAATTAACTGAAGTTCTGCTAGATAAAGGAGAAACTATCACGGATGGCGAAGCATTAACACTACTGGAGGCATCCAATGTTTAATTTATTAGTTTGGTGTGTATATGGTTTATTTGTCGGCAGTATAGCCAAATCAATAGTGCCAGGAGAAGAAAATTTTGGTTTTGTAAAAACTGTAGCACTAGGAGTAGCTGGCTCATATATGGGTGGAGCCGTATTATATATGCTGGGCGAGTATAGTAGTCTTAGCCCTGCTGGTATATTTATGGGGGTAGCCGGAGGAATTCTAACCCTTGTCCTGTATAACAAACTCAATTCAACAGCAAGATAAAGTAGCAGTTATTCTTTGGTTGTATCATATTGATCTATGGCCAGAATTCTATAATCTGTTAAAACCATTATCTGATAATATTGTTTTATATTTAGGTTTGTGTGATAGTACAATTTCTGATTATCCACAAATAGAAAAAGATATCAAAACTTTGGATCACAAATTATATTATCAAAATAATTATGGCTGTGACGTTGCGCCATTTTTAAATCAAATACAGACAGTGTCTGAACCCACATTTATTAAAATACACTCTAAGAAATCATCGTGGGGCGTCAAGAACAATATCCAGTGGAGATCTGTTTTGGTTCATGATCTCATAGGATCAAAACAAATATTTGATAATAATATAGTACAATTATTAGATCCGACTGTTGGTATGATATGTAATCAAAATCTGTTATTAGACAATAGAGAAATCAGAAATACTGATATTATAAAAAATATTGTCAATATGATGAATATAGATTATGACTATGTGGCAAATTCATCATTTCCAGCTGGTAATATGTTTTGGTCAAAAACATCAATCTATAAAAAATATTTTACTCCAAAAATATGTGAAAAATTAAATTTTTATCTACAACAAGAAAAAGGTAAAGTAGATGATACCGCAAGCGGAACATACGCTCATTCTTTAGAAAGAATATTTGGCTATATTATAAAAGCAAATTATAAAACATTTAATTTCCCTCAGCACGATGTTATTAAAATTTTGAATGACCAAGCTCCGAATGAGCAATATTATTCTTTAATCATCACTTATGATAATCACTGTTATTTGACAGAAGATCTAAATGCCTATGGTAATATTATAGACAAAAATAAAGATACTATGCTAATAGAATGGCTTCATATGCCAACTATTATATATCAAAATTATATTATTATAGATAAACATACAATAGTTAAAGATAAAAATGCAAAAAATTCAATCAATTAAAGATTTAATACACAATCCTATTTTTCAAAAACTCTTAACAGATCATCCGTGTCTAATTCCTGATGATTTTGATTGGAAAGCATATCTCAAAAATAGTGCTGATCTTGTACATGTTTATGAATTTAGCACAGAATTAGAAGCTAAAATTCATTATGTATTATATGGTAAAAGCGAATATAGAAATTATAAAGAAAAACTAGTGGACAAAACATTTTCTTTAAAAGAATATGAAAATATTTTACAAAATTATCAATTTGATCCAAAAATATATAAAATATTAAATGTGGATTTATCTTATTTTACCGATGAGGACGCCACGTTACATTTTTTACGACACGGAATACAAGAGAAAAGAGAATATTTAACAGATTATAAATATAATGATATATTAGAAACTTCCAGTAAAAGTATAGCAAAAATACAAAAAGCAGATATATTATTAATTAATCATGCGTCGTCGTTAACCGGGGCACCAAAAGCTCTAGTAAATATATATCATCATTTAATTAAACAAAATTTAAAGGTATTATTTGTTGATATTCTTCCAACTAATTGTTTAAATGTTGACAATCAAGCGTATCATCTAAACAATATGCACCTATTAAAACAAATTATTAGTAAAAGTAATCCATCTAAAATATATTCTAATTCATTAAATATTTATTTGTTATATGTGTCTAAATTTATAGAAGAATTAAAATATACAACATTATACTTTCATGAAACATATAATGGTTTTAGCATTTTTACTAATGATAAATATAATAACTTATTAAAAAATCAACCAATTTATGTGGTAACAGAAAAAATTAAAAATGAGTTTATATCTAAAGGGTTTACAAATATCCACGTTTCTCCACCATTCTTACCAACAGAAGAACAATCCAAGATAGATCTTTTAAAACATGAGAATATAGACCAGCCTATTATTAGTGTTAATGGAAAAAATAGATTAGACAAGAATAAAGTCATTATAGGTATGTGTGGAACCGTATGTAAAAGGAAAAATTTCGATCTCTTTGCTAATCTATGCTCTAAGCACCCTTATGTACAATTTTTATGGATTGGGGCAGATCCTAAGAAGGTAGAAGAAAAATACAAGAATATCAAGAATTTATTTATTGTCTCAACAACAGAAAATCCGTACAAGTATTTCAATATTCTGGACTATTTTTTCTTAACAAGTATATCCGACCCTTGTCCCTTTGTTGTATTAGAGAATCTGTATATGAATAAAAAAATCATAGTATTAGATAAAAATATCCACTATGAACATCCAAAAGAAAAACTAGAAAATTTTATTATTTTATACGATCATAACAATGATCTCAATACTATTTCTAGAAAACTAAAAAATTTAAATCTCAATAAAACACCAAATAAAACAACACAAAATATTGATTATATAATTTCAGAATTCTCAGCGCCCAAAATCATACTCGACACGATATAAAAAACACTGTTGACTTTTGATCAGCATCGAGTATCATATCTTCATGAGACCATCGTGGACAAACTATTTTCTGGGCATGGCTAAAGTTGTATCTCAACGTAGTCACGATATTCATACAAAACACGGTTGTATTATCACGGACGTAAATAATAGAATTTTGGGTGCCGGATATAATGGCTTTGCCAGAGGATTGGATGATCAACAATTACCAAAAACCAGGCCAGAAAAATATCCATGGATGATTCATGCCGAAAGAAACGCTTTATCCAATTGTGTTGTTAGGCCAGATAATGGTGTTGCATATGTTACTGGTCAATGCTGCAATGATTGTATTATGGCATTGTGGCAAGAAGGAGTGACAAAAGTTTTTATGACAGATGATCATGGGACAAAATTATTTGATAGTGAAGCAAAAAAAAGATTTGATGACTTTGTAAAAATGAGCGGAATAGAAATACTGATAGTAAAACCTGATCTTTCGTGGATTAAGAATCTTTGCGGTGTATTATGATATCACCTAAAATTTTACAACAGTCTACGTCATTCTGCGTAAAAATACTCGACAAAGGAATAAGTGTATGATATTTGATGAACAAATTACCAGAAAACCAGATCATTATCCTTGGACACAAGATTTTATAGAGGCAATGCACAACGGATTTTGGACTCATAGAGAATTTAATTTCCAAAGTGATGTTCAAGATTTTCTTGTTAATTTAACAGACCAAGAAAAACAGATTGTTATAAGAGCTTTATCTACAATAGGTCAATTAGAGATATCAGTAAAGAAATTTTGGGCTAAACTAGGAGATAATCTTCCTCATCCATCGATTAATGATATGGGATATGTGATGGCCAATGTAGAGGTCATTCATGGAGATGCTTATGAAAGATTACTAGAAGTATTAGGTATCGATGATAGTTTTGATGAGATTCTAAAATTGGATATCATCAAAGGACGAGTAAACTATCTCAGAAAACATTTGCATAAATTCCATGAAAATAATAAAAAACAATTCATTTACTCTTTAATACTATTTACATTGTTTGTTGAAAATATCGCTTTATTTTCTCAGTTTTATACAATAAGTTGGTTTGGTAGATATAAAAACCTTCTTAAGGATACAAACAAACAAGTAGAATATACATCCAGAGAAGAAAATCTACACGCTATGATAGGCATAAAGATTATCAATGCTATCCAAGAAGAGTATCCAGAATTGTTTGATGATGAGCTAAAAGACAAGATAATATCAGAAGCATCAGAAGCGATCAAATATGAATGCCAAATAATAGAGTGGATTGTAAATGGGTATGATCATGATAAGTTAAATTCACCGCTCTTAAAAGAATTCATTAAAAACAGAATGAACGAATCATTAATTAAAATAGGATTTGATCCCGTATTTGATATCGATGAAGAAGTTATAGGGAAAACATCGTGGTTTGATGAACAGGTACTAGGAAATAATATGACAGATTTTTTCCATAGCAGACCAGTAGAATACGCAAAAAGCACACAAAGTTTTACAGAAGAAGATTTATTTAATTAGGACATATAAGGAATATGAATAAGAAATATTACTGGTTAAATTCTCATAGCAGAATTTTCCTTGAGAGAGGTTATCTAAAAGAAGGTATTACTCCAGAAGAAAGAATCAGACAGATTGCTGAAAATGCAGAGAGTATTTTACATATTCCTGGATTTGCAGATAAGTTTGAAGATTATATGAGTAGGGGATTTTATTCCTTATCAACGCCTGTGTGGACGAACTACGGTAACAATAGGGGACTTCCTGTTTCATGTTTTAGTTCCTATATTCCTGATACTATGGATGGAATATTAGATAAAGTAGCAGAAGTTGGAATGATGAGTAAGTTGGGCGGAGGAACATCAGGATTCTTTGGCGATCTAAGAGCAAGAGGAGCCAAGATTAGTGTTGGTGGAGAATCCAGTGGTCCTGTACATTTTATGGAACTTTTTGATAAAGTTGCCGAAGTTGTATCTCAAGGGTCAGCACGTAGAGGATCATTTGCTGCTTATTTACCAATAGAACATCCAGATGTTAACGAATTCTTACAAATCAGATCAGAAGGACATAATATTCAAAATATGAGTATTGGTGTCACAATCACTGATGATTGGATGAAAGACATGGTTAACGGAGATAAAGACAAGAGAAAAATTTGGGCTAAAATTATTCAAAAAAGATTTGAGACAGGATATCCTTATCTTGTATTTATAGATAATGTTAATAATCATGCCCCACAACCATACATAGATCAAAAATTAAAGATTAAAAATAGCAATCTATGCTCAGAGATAACCTTGTTTACTGATGAGCAAAATTCATTTGTTTGCGTTTTGTCTTCTCTGAACCTACTTCATTGGGATGAGATCAAAGATACAGATGCTATAGAGACATTAATATATTTCTTAGACTCTGTTAATGAAGAATTTATTCGTAAGACAAAAAATTTAAGATTTATGGAGGCTGCTAGAAATTTCGCCATGAACCAAAGAGCTTTGGGTATGGGTGTTCTAGGATGGCATTCTTTATTGCAGTCTAAAATGATTGGTTTCGAATCTATGCAGGCTAAATTATTGAATACAGAAATTTGGAAAATTATAAGATCAAAAGCAGATAATGCAACTGTTGAATTAGCAAAACTTTTAGGAGAACCTCCTTTATTAAAGGGATATGGTAGACGAAATGTAACAACATTAGCTGTTGCACCAACTACTTCAAGTTCTTTTATTCTTGGTCAGGTTAGCCCATCTATTGAGCCGCTTAATTCAAATTATTTTGTTAAAAAATTAGCTAAGGGTAATTTTACATATAAAAATCCATATCTAAAAAAATTATTAAAAGATAAAGATCAAGATAAAGAGCATATCTGGAAAGATATTTTGATCAGAGGAGGATCTGTACAACATTTAGATTTTTTATCACAGGAAGAAAAGGATATTTTTAAAACTTTTGGTGAGATTTCTCAGAAAGAGATTGTTATTCAAAATATTCAAAGACAAAAATATATCGATCAAGCTATTTCCTTAAACCTAATGATTCCGCCAAACTGTCAGGCCAAAGAAGTGAGTGAGCTATTAATATACGGATGGGAGAATGGAGTGAAAACATTTTATTATCAAAGGTCATCCAATCCTGCTCAAGAATTAGTACGTAGTATTTTAACCTGTTCATCATGCGAGGCATAAATGATAAAAGTGAAAAGTGTACATCCAGAAGCTAAACTTCCTACCAGAGTAAATAATAATGATGCTGGTGCAGATTTATATTCTGTTGAGCATAAAATCATTGAACCATTAACTAGAGCTTTAATCAGTACGGGTATTACTATAGAATTACCAGAAAATGTATACGGTCGCATTGCACCAAGATCTGGTCTAGCATTTAAACATGGTCTTGATATTTTGGCTGGCGTTATAGATGAAGGATACAGAGGTACTATCGGTGTTATTGTATATAATACAGACAAGGATAATTCCTATGAAATCAATGTTGGTGATAAAATTGCTCAACTAATTATAGAAACATATCATAAAGAATCATTTGGTTGGAGTGATAACCTGAGTGATTCTGAAAGATCTGAGAAAGGATTTGGGTCATCTGGAACTAAATAATATTTTATAGTAAGGTGTATTATATTACATATTATTGCTTACATCTTTCTGTAAAGAGAGGCTCAATTGAAAAAAAATAATAAAACTGGTAAGAACAAACAAAAAGTAATCGACGCAACAAACAATATTCAACCTACCGGATTGTCTTATAGAAATAAATTAAAACCTAGAACTGAAAATCAAAAAAACTATACTAAATCCATAGTAGATAATACTATTACATTTTGTCAAGGATTAGCTGGTAGTGGAAAAACACATATTGCTATTGGTATGGCAATAGAATCACTATTAGAAAATAAAGTTAATAAAATCATAATAACAAGACCAGTGATAGAAGCTGGAGAAAAATTAGGATATCTTCCAGGATCGGCAGAAGAAAAACTCCATCCGTATCTGTTACCAATCATTGATGAAATTCATCATTTTATTACTCCAGCCCAATATGCATCCTTCAAACTAAATAATAAAATAGAAGTTGTTCCACTAGGATTAATGAGAGGAAGAAATTTTCATCATTGTTTCATCGTAGCCGACGAGTGTCAAAATGCGTCATACGAACAATTAAAGATGTTATTGACAAGAACAGGCCAGCAAAGTAAAATGGTGCTCACAGGAGACATAGGACAGTCTGATCTCAGCAGGCATTTGCAGGGTGGCTTCATTACTATGATAGAAGCCCTTGAAGGAGTACCTGGAATAGGATATTGTAAATTAGAATCATCTGATATTGTTAGAAATGCAATTATATCAGATATTTTATCAAGATTAGATACTTATGAAAGAAATAAATCATAAACAGTGCCTTTTATTAAATGCTGACTACACACCGATACATATAATATCTTGGAAAAAAGCCATTATATGGTCTATGAAATATACTTTAGAACATAAATATGCTATTGAAATAATATCTTATTATGATGATGAATTTATACAAGGCAGTTGTGGGAAAAGATACCCAGTTCCTGCCGTAGCAAAAATCCGAAACTTTTTTAATCTCTACCATAGAACCATTAATTTTTCTCGTAAAAATTTATTCATAAGAGATAATTATACATGCCAATACTGTGCCAAAAAATTACCTATTGCACAGTTGACATATGATCATGTTGTTCCAAAAAGTAGATTTGACAGAAACAATAAACATAAATGCACAAATTGGATTAATATCGTAACCTGTTGTTGGGAATGCAATAATAAAAAAGGGAATAGAACACCAAAAGAAGCCAATATGAAACTTCTTAATCAGCCAATTATACCAAAATATTGCTCCGTCTACTTGCCGTGGTATCGTGACTTTTTTACTATAGATGGTAGTTTTCCTGAATGGGCTCCATTTATAGAAGGTTATATTAATAATGAGAGTAAATGCATCTGATTATAAAATTAGTACCAGAGATACCACAGAAGATAAGTTTTATACTATCAATGGCTTAGAATCTTTTATAGACGATAATGGAGATCCTAGAACAACAGCAGAGTCTGATAAGATATATGCTAAAGCTATTAAAAGTTATTCATCAAAAGATATTCACAATAAATTACTTCAGTATAGATATTATATATTAACAGATTCCAATAATAATCTCTATAATCCAATAGAAGAGTCATCGCTATTATCTATTACAACAAAGAATCAGTCATATATCAATAAAGTTTGCAAGAACGAGCAAATCTTTACTGAAGTTACTCATAGCATATTTAACCAATATGTTTCTTTTCTGAAAACAAAAAGTAAAAAATTTTTAGTCTCGGCTCAACGAGAAATATAAATTATGCCGACATATTCTTATTTGTGCAATAATTGTAATTGTGGATTTGAATTATTTTTGTATATTAAGGATTATACTGAACATCCACAGTGTCCACAATGCAATAAGAATACTACAGATCGCGACTACAGCATAGACATGCTCACTCTCAATTCGTCCGTTAAAAAATCTGATACAGAATTAAAAACTATTGGAGATCTCGCAAATAGAAATAGAGATAGAATGTCTGATGATGAAAAAAATGCTCTTTATATAAAACATAATTCGTATAAAGAAGAAGTTAGCGATAAGCCACTCCCAAAAGGAATGACAAGACTTAAAAAACAAAACAAGGTAAAATGGACATAATATTATGCTAGATCAAAATTTAATGAATGAAAAACTAAAAGAATTACAAGATCTTAGTATAGAAGAACTTAAAAATATTCTAGAGATTAAAAGTGAATATGAGACTGATGAAAATCAAAAGCTAATAGCATGTCCTCATGAAATAGTATTTTCTGTAAATGCAACAGTATTAATGGAAAATGAAAAAGGAGAATTAACAGGAACAAGAGAGGTGTGTTCCAAAAATTACCACATCCCTGTACCAATAGATAAAGATTACGAAATATTTATGAAAACATTTTTTGATCATATTGAAACCTGTTTAATAAATGGAATACAAGAAAGTTCAAAATGAAAGAAAATAATTTTATTTTTCAACAAAATTCATCTAATAATTTAGAAACCAATAAAGATAGGTTTTTCTGTTTGTTAGCAGATAAAGACTTTATTGATAAAGAAAATAATCCAAGATGTAATACAGAAGATAATAAAGTATTAGCAAAGATTAAATACAAACCTAATGGTATGCCAAAATATCTAATACGAATAGATGATACTAAAAAATTATTTAATCCAACATTAGATTTGCCAGAAACTAAAAATATTAAACTATTACATTCTATTGGTAAAGAGACAACATTATTCAAAGAAGTTAATAAAAAAGCATTTGATTTTTATCTAATGTTTCTTAAAACCGGTAATGGTTCATGGATCTTAAACGCTGAAAGAGAGGATATATAATGTCAAAACTAAATAAAACACAGATATATGCTATAAGATGGTTGGCTAATCAAGGAACCACACAAGAAAGAATAGCAGCAGAGCTTGATCTTAATATAGAACAAGTTATAAAGACATTGGAAAAATATGGTTCATCAGACAAAAGCAATGCCATAGAAGAAAAACAAAGCCCGGTAAAACAATCAAGTATGATAACAGAAACCTCTGGTAAGAGAACAAAAAACGTAGCAATTATGACCAAAGAGGCTTCTGAACAACATGACGCAGCAAGACATAAAACACAAACAGTGAATAACAATGAAAATTCTATCTTTAGACCGAAGAGTAATGGATAAATATACTTCAAAATATTCGAATGGAAAATTGGTATCAGCAGCACAATATATAACAGAATTAATATGTGAAAATAAAGCTAAAAAAGATAAATTAGATTTACATTATAGATTTTGGACTACGAAATCATGGTCTGCATATTACAGAAATCAAATAGCATCAGCTAATAAACTAATAGAAAAGTATGATGTAAAAGCTATCATAGCAGCACTTAGGCACAAGGACGCAGAAAAAATATACTCATTGCGAGCGCCACACCTTCCTGCTATAATAGAAAAAATGCAAAATGAGATCAACGCTCAAAATACTGTATTAACACAAAAATTTGATAGAAAAGATAAGTTGACTCTTAGGCCCAAGCAACAAACGAATAGTATTATCTCAAGATTAGAGGAATTAGAATGACACTTAAAGAGGATGTGATTAAGAATTTTGGTGACGAAATTATCTTAAGTGGTAACGCACTAGTAGATAAAAAAGTTCTTACTATTCCCGTAGGACCATCTTTAGACATTGCCTTAAATGGAGGTATTCCAGAAGGAAGTTTCGTTGTTCTAACAGGACAACCAAAATGCGGTAAAACAACAACGTCATTAGATTTTGCAGCTACCGCACAAAAGAAAGAATATGCTTATGGATCTTTTAAAGATGGTAGGCAAGTGTACTACCTTAACATTGAGGGTAGACTTAAGAAAAGAGATTTAGAAGGTATACCAGGATTAGATCTAACTAAATTTCATATCATAGGTAGTCAACAAGGAAAAATACTACATGCTGAAGAGTATTTACAAATAGCAGAAAGAATTATTAATGAAATACCTGGATGTATTCTAATTATTGATTCTTATTCAGCATTATGCACAGAAGCCGAAATTACAAGCGATATGGATAAAATGCAAAGAGCTGATGGGGCTAAATTATTAGCAAAATTTTGTCGCAAGGTTGCAAATGTTATACCTGTCAATAAAAACATAGTTATTGGTATTACTCACTTAATGGGCAATCCAACAGGATATGGTGCAGAGTTTAAAGAAAAGAGCGGACAAGCTATTGCATATCAAACGGATATAAAATTACGAGCAAAAACATTCAAGCCATGGATTATTGGTACCGATAATACACAAATAGGCCAAGAGATAGAATGGCAAGTGGTATGCTCTGCTCTTGGCCCTCCTGGTGCAACTACAACAAGTTATATTAGATATGGTCAGGGGATAGATAAATATACAGAACTTGTTAATCTCGCTTCAGATGTTGGTATTATTAATAAGGGTGGTGCATGGTATACTATCACTAATTTAGAAGATAAGCCAAAGTTTCAAGGAACGGAAAAAGTAAGGGCATTCCTATTAGAAAATAATGAAGCGTATAAAAAGATAGAACAAGATGTTAAGAGTGTTTTGGGAATCAAATGAAAATCGTAGACTTGGATGGAAATATCCATACTTGGCACTTGACAGGTCATATAGCGAAGGGTAAACTTACCAATAAGTCTTCTTTCCATCTGATGGCAAGAAAGCTCATTACTGATACTTTTCCAACTCTACAAATTTTGGAAGAAGTTTCAATACCCTTAAGGAAATCAGAAACACTATATTTAGATTTTTATTTACCGTTACCTAAATTATGCATAGAAGTTCATGGTGAACAGCATTTTAAGTTTGTTCCATTTTATCATAATAATATTCTTAGTTTTTTAAAATCTCAGAAAAGAGACAAAGAAAAAACAGAATGGTGCGAAAAGAATAATATCAGACAAATAGTATTGGCATGTCACGAATCTGAATCAGAATGGAAAGAAAAGCTAAAATATGAGTAAAACAACACAAGAAGAAATACAGCATTGGGATAAAATTCTAGACGATTATGAGAAAACATTATCTCTACCAGAATATTCATCTGGATGTTCTGTTCCTGAGGCAGAAATAAACCATTATCTTAGTATGTCTAGAGATGAGATAGAAAAATTAAATCCAGAAGATTGTGCTCAAATATCTTATAGATTATCTCAATTCGGATTCTATTTACAACGTAGTTTGAACAGGGAAATAGCCAGATTTAATTGGGCAGAAGAAAGTATCAAAGAGACCATAGCTGACGAAATAAATAATTATAAAGGTTATGGATACTTAGAGAAATCATTACAGGCCATCAAACACAATGATAGGGCCTCTAATCTATATAAGATTAAAAAATATGCACAACAACGCATGGATAGACTAAGTTATTTGGCCAATAATATTAAAAATTTATCAGATATACTTCTTTCTATACAAAGAACCAAGGTGAAACATGCCTCTTGATAATAATGATATCAAACAATTAATAGCAATTTTACAGAAGGGGCTGTCATCTGACCAAGATGAATCTGTTCCAGAAGTAATAGAGAAGCCCAAACGTAAAAGGGGTAAGATACAGCAGGCAGACGTCTCTGTATCAAAACAAAGCGGTCGTACAAAAAGGTCTGGATCTGCAAATAAGTTTGACCTGATGATGGAAAAAAATTTACATAAAGAAGATCTCGAAATTGATAAATTATTATCAAAGTATCCACCAACAATCAGGTCGCGAGAGTTTTCTCCTGTCGATGTAAAATGCAGGGTATGCGGAAGAGAAGAAAGTATTAATCCAGCATTAATGAATGATGCACCGAATAGATATAAATGTAACAGATGTTCAAAGGAGCCAGGATAATGGTTTTGTGTGATCCGTCAGCGGAAAGAGCGGTGCTTAGCTGCATAATGCAATATGGGGAAAAAGCATATTATGAGATTAATGATATCATAAGCGAATCATGTTTTACTATAGATAGTAATCAACTAATTTATAGTTGTATCAAAAATATATTTGCCAATGGACAAGTTACTACTCTCGATATAGCCTCTATATACTCTGCATCCCAAGATTTGGGTATGTCGCATATTCTGAGCAAAAAAGAAGAAGCTCAGCATTTAAAGGCTATTTTGGATTTTCCGGCAAGTATAGAGAACATCAATCAATTCGCAACTAAAATAAAGAAGCTTGAAATAGCAAGATCTTTACATAAGGAGCTAGAAACGGCACAAGAAAAATTATTAGATGTTACTGGCTCAGAACCAATATCATCTATATTATCTATTGCTGAAGATACATTATTAGACTTTGGTTCTCATTTATCAAATGATAATGAACCAAAATCTATTGGAGATGGAATAGATACCTATATTGATTATTTAAAAAGCAATCCTGTAGATCAGCTTGGCATATCAACAGGTTTCCCAATATATGACCATGCTATCGGCGGAGGATTCAGAAAAGGAACAGTTAATGTTATTGCGGCAAGACCAAAGGTTGGTAAAACATTATTGGCTGACAATATAGGATTTTATATAGCTAATAAACTGGGCATTCCTGTATTGAATATGGATACAGAAATGAGCACGAATGATCATATTCATAGAATATTAGCTATGATGACAGAGACAGAAATTAATAGTATTGAAACAGGTAAATTTGCATCCATTCCAGTAACAAATAAAAAGATCAATGAGGCAACAGAATCATTAAAGAATACCAAACTATACTATAAGTCTATTGCTGGCAAACCATTCGACGAACAGCTGAGCATAATGAGAAGATGGTTATGTAAAGATGTTGGATTAAATGCAGATGGAACAGCCAAGGATTGCGTTATTATATATGATTATTTAAAACTTATGGATAGTGCTGGGATTAGTCAGGACCTAAAAGAATACCAAATTCTAGGATTCATGATGACAGCACTGCATAATTTTGCTGTTAAGTACCAAATACCAATTTTGAGTTTCATACAATTAAACAGAGACGGGATCTCTAAAGAGAGCACCGACACAGCGTCTGGATCAGATAGGATTATCTGGCTATGTAGCAATTTCTCTATTTTTAAAAGAAAGTCTGACGAGGAAATGGCAGAGGACTCTGGAAAAAGCGGAAACAGAAAACTGGTTCCACTAATATCTAGACATGGTGGTTGTTTAGACGATAATGATTATATTAATTTTAATCTTAAGGGGTGGTGTGCAAAGATTACAGAAGGACAAACAAAACTAGAGATATCTAACGGTGTTAAACATGAAAAAGATGGATTTATAGTAAATGAAGACAATAATGACGAAGAAATCAGTTTCGTATAATCAACATAAATTAAAACTATTATCAGATAAACTATGCGATAATATAGAATCTTTATTAGATTATTTTGGAATAGAATACAAAAGGTTGTCCAAAATGATAACCATGAGTTGTCCCATACATGGAGGAGACAATTCTTCAGCACTTAATCTATATCCAGAAGGAGAGACCTATAGAGGCAATTGGAAATGTCGTACTCATAATTGTGAGGAAATATTTAAGTCTTCGATTATAGGTTTTATTAGAGGAGTTATATCCCATAATAATCATAATTGGGTTAAGAATGGAGATCCTGTATGCTCCTTCGACGAAGCCTTAGCATTTGCACAAAGTTTTATAAAGCAAAATTTATCAGATATTAAAATTGATAAAAAAACGATAGAAAAAAGCAGCTTTGTAAATACTATCAATTATATTAATACCAAGCAAAATAATAATCAATCTAGGGTAACCAAACAACAAATTAGAAAATCGTTAGTTATACCATCAAAATATTTTATTGATAGAGGATTTTCTGAAAACATACTGAATAAATATGATGTTGGCGACTGCGTAACAGAAAATAAAGAGATGACTAGTCGTGCTGTTGTGCCAGTATATGATGTCGATTACAAATACATGGTTGGTTGCACAGGACGCAGTATACATGAAAAATGTAATAAATGTTCATATTTTCATGATGGTGCCGCATCCTGTCCAGATAATGAATATTCTTGGTTGATGTCAAAGTGGAGACACAATAAAGACTTTAAAACACAAGAGTATTTATACAATTATTGGTTTGCAAAAGACTTCATTAAAAAAACTGGCTGTGCTATTATTGTAGAAAGCCCAGGTAATGTATGGAGATTAGAAGAATCAGGTATACATAATTCTGTAGCTATTTTTGGTTGCTCCCTATCTGATAAACAAAAAATGCTATTAGATATTTCTGGCGCCTTAACTCTAGTTCTTATTATGGATAATGATGATGCTGGCAAAAAAGCAACAGAAGCTATGATAAAAAAATGTCACAAAATATATAACATTCATAATATAGTAATTAAAAAAGAAGATATAGCCTCAATGAGTGTTGATGAAATTAAACAAGAAATATTACCCGAACTAGAAAAATTATCTCTATGACAAAAATAATAGCATTCGCAGGAAGAAAACAATCAGGTAAAACAACTTGCTCATCATTCCTGCAAGATGTGATAGTCTCTAATAATCTGGGATCATGTAAAGTCTATAATTTTGCAGATTCTCTAAAGCAAGATATATGTATTAATATGCTTGGTTTAACATATGAACAATGCTACGGGGACGATAATCATAAGAATTCTCTAACCCAAATAGAATGGAAAAATATTCCGGGATATAATATATCATGGACTTTTAGTAAAGATCATGACGAGAGCGGAAGAATGACCGCTAGACAAGTGATGCAATTTATTGGTACAGAGATTTTTAGAAATATAAAAAATGATATATGGGCTGTTTCAACTATAAATAAAATCAGAACAGAAAATCCAGATTATGCTATTATAGCGGATTGTAGATTTCCCAATGAAAAAGATATAGTATCAAATAACAATGGTATTGTAATTAAACTTACTAGGAATCCATTTAACTCTGATCATGCCAGCGAAATAGCTTTTGACGAAAACGTATACAACCAAAAAAGTTTTGATCTTATTATTAATAATAGCAAAATTTCTATAGAAGAACAAAATAAGCTGTTATTGGATTTTCTTAAGAACAAAGGAGCACTATCATTATAATAACATATTTTAGATCATCAAGCTTTAATGCTCATTCAATGTGTGAGCAGCAGTATTTTATCGAATATGTGCTTGGTTGGCGAGGACCGTCTGGACAAAAGGCTGATAAAGGAACAATAGTACATAAAGTTCTTGAAATTTTAGCTGTTATTAAAAAAGCCGAACAAGATAACCAATCAAACATCAATGATGATATAGCGGGCTTAATAGATATCAACAATTATGATCTAGAAAAAATCATAGATGTAGTCTATAATCATTATTCGGTATCTGCCAAACACCATAAATGGAGCCCTAAAGACAAAAAAGACTGTACAGAATGGGTGTACAAGGCAATCAAATTCAATAATGGTATGTTTGATCCCAGAAATAGGAAAATTCTTGAGCCGGAGCAACACTTCGACTTTACTATAAATAAAGCGTGGTCTGAATACTCTTTTAAAACACCAGACGGGGTCTTAACGGGTAATCTGGCGCTAAAAGGAACAATCGACTTAATAACTCTTGTTAATGATAATACTATTGAAATAATCGATTGGAAAACTGGAAGAAGATTAGATTGGGCTACAGGACAAGAAAAGACTCAAGAAAAATTAGAAAATGATCCACAATTGAGAATATACCATTATGCTATTAGCCAATTATATCCTCATATAGATCATATTATATTTTCCATCTATTTCATTAATGATGGTGGTCCATTCTCTATATGTTTTGATAAGAGTGATCTTCAAAAAACAGAAGATATGTTAAGACAAAAATTTGAGATTATCAAGTCGGTTAAAAAGCCAAAATTGCATAAAAGTTGGATGTGTAATAAATTGTGCCATTTTGGAAAAACTAACTTTTCTGATTCTAGCATTTTACCAATACTAGAATACAGAGATAATCAAACGTGCAAGCAGGGCGAATTTATGACCAAATGCGAACAAATCAAACATGATTTAGAGTTGCATGGGATTGATTCTGTGGTACAATCATATAAACATCCAAATCATTCGTTTGGAAAATATAAAGCTCCAGGAAGCATAGAAGGAGAATAAATGATGGACGTGATTAAGGAATATATCCCTTTACACGTCCATTCCTAAGTGACTCATTATTCACTTTTGGATGGACTCAGTAAACCAGAACAAATAGCTAAAAGATGCCAAAAAATTGGATCTAAAGTTTGTGCAATCACAGATCACGGAACAATATCTGGTGCTGTACAATTTTATTCTTCCATGAAGAAGAATGGTATAAAACCAATATTAGGATGTGAATTGTATATATCCAATAATGATTGTACAGTCAAAACTCCAGAAAATTCTAAATTAAGTCATTTTATAGTTTTGGCTAAAAACTATCATGGATGGAAATCTTTAATAAAAATTATTTCAAAGTCTAATAGTCCTGATATTTTTTATCACAAACCAAGAATAGATATAGATACTCTATTGCCGTATTTAGATGGTAATATTATTGGCTTTGCTGGTCATCTTGGATCGTTAGTAGCAAATAGTATAAAGAATAATGACTCCAACGCAACTATTAATCTTATTCAAAAACTCAAAGCTGGATTTGGAGAAAATAATTTTTTTCTTGAAGCACAACTAATCGATCAAGAACAAAATAAGGACCAGATAGAACTTACTCAAGAAATTAGAAGATTGGCTAAAATAACCAATACTAAAATAATAGCAACTCCTGATGCTCATTATTGTGAGTCTGATGATGCTGTTGATCAAAGAATTCTCTTGTGTAATAATTTAAAGACAACGTTAACAGACATTAACAGAAAACTAATTTCTGATGAAGAGACTCCAATGTCTTGTTTCTTTAAATCCGACAAATATCATATTCCTTCATTTGAAGAAATGACACAAATACATAATCAAGACGAATTAGAACAAACCATAGAATTAGCATCTATGTGTGAAGATTATGACATTACAAATAAACCAATGTTGCCTTTGTTTAAGTGTCCGAACGATGATAATCCGGATGAATATCTGAGACAATTATGTAGAAATGGCTGGAAAGAAAAGATTGCAAATATTATAGAACAAGATAAACAAGAAGAGTATGTCAATAGGATCAAATACGAACTATCTGTTTTACAGGGTGCTGGTCTGTCTAGCTACTTTTTAATAGTGCAGGATATAGTTAACTACGTGGCCTCTAATGGTTGGCTTCCTGGGCCTGGAAGAGGTAGTGCGGCAGGGTGTCTTGTTTCATATTTGATAGGCATAACCAGTATAGATCCGATAAAAAATGATCTTATATTTGAGAGATTCTATAATGCTGGACGAAATACAGAGGATAGGGTATCCATGCCAGATATAGACGTTGACGTTCCTATCAATAAAAGAGAGGACGTTGTTGCATACATCAAAGATAAATATGGTCATGATAAAGTATCTCAAATGATCACTTTTAATACTATGAAAGGAAGAGGAGCATTAAAAGAGGTCTTAAGAGTATACGGAAATATTTCTTTTGATGAAATGAATAAAATAACCAAATACATCCCTGACGAAGCCAAGATAGCAGATGAATTGCAGGAAATGAAAGAGGAAACGGGAGAAGCATCTATTATACGATGGGCTTTAGAAAATAATGTTGACAAACTCAAGGAATGGTGTTATTTACTAGATGACGGGACGCTGTCCGGTCCTCTCGCTAAAAGATTTGAACAAGCGATTCGTTTAGAAGGAACAAAATCTAACCAATCAAAACACGCTGCTGGTGTTGTGATATCTCAAGAAAAGTTATCTGAAATATGCCCAATGGTTTATGATAATAAAAATAAACAGTTAATAGCTGGTATGGAAATGCAAGATCTTGAATCTTTAGGTGTAATCAAATTTGATATTCTTGGAATAGCAATGTTAGATAAAATTATGAATATTTCCCAAATATTATCAGTAGAAGGAGTTTAATTATGAATAAAGTATTTTCAGAATTAGCTGTCGGAGATAGATTCGAATTAAATGGAGTATCTTATATCAAGATTCAAGAAGTTAGAGTTAGTTGTTGCAGATCTATCAACGCTCAGGACGCTAACAATCCATCAACCAAAACATTCGTTCAAGCATCCACAACGGTGACAATTAATGCCTAATTTTCAAAAAATATGTGTTTTCGACATGGAGACAGATGGAGTCAATCCGGATGTATGCAGTCCAGTACAAATTGCTGCGATTATTATAGATCCAATAAAACTAGAGATAGTTAAAGACTCAGAGTTTAATATAAATCTTAAACCAGAACTTTTACAGGACAATACCGGCTATGCTTATGAAGATAGCGATGTGTTAGACTTTCACTCTAAAGTAAGAGGATGTTCTAAGGCGGCTATTCTTGATTCATGGAAGAAACATCAACCTCAAGAAGCCGGATGGAAGATGTTTGTTTCTTATTTGGAAATGTATCATACCAGATCAAATGGAAATAAAAAGTCCTGCTTTTCTGCACCAATCGCGGCAGGGTTCAATATTAATAGATTTGATTTGAGAATCATTGAGAGATTAAGTAAAAAGTATGATAATCTAAATAAAGAAGGTAGATCTTCTCTATTTTATCCAAGAGATGTGATAGATGTTATGAATTTACTATTTTATTGGTTTGAGTATAATAATGAATTAAAAAACTATACATTAGATAACTTAAGAGATTATCTTGGTATAGATAAAGAAAATGCTCATGATGCTCTAAAAGATGTTAAAGATACAGCAGAAATTATGATTAGATTTTTAAAACTACATAGAAATTTATCTAATAAGGTAAAATTTAAAGGATCTTTTATAAATGCCTAAATGGTCATTTGATTGTGGATGTTGTTTCGATATAATAGGATCATCTGGAAATAAACATAAGCTTGTTTTTTCTCCAAAAATAGAGTCTATTAATCTATCATGTTCCAAAACATGGGAGCTTATTTCTTCTGGTAATACTAAAGGTTGCTTTCAGTTAGAGTCCAGACTTGGACAAATGATGGCAAAAAAATTAAAACCAGAAAATATAGAACAATTATCGGGTCTTATTAGTATCTTAAGACCAGGATGTCTAGAGGCTATCAGAGACGGCAAAAGCGTAACAAATCATTATATAGATAAAAAGAATGGATTAGAATCCATAAATTATTTTCATGAATCTCTTGAAAGATCTTTAAGTACAACATATGGAGAAATGATTTATCAAGAACAAGCTATGTCAATAGCTAAAGACTTAGCTGGATTCGATTTGCAAGAAGCTGATTCGTTAAGAAAAGCCATTGGTAAGAAAAAACCAGAAGAAATGGCCAAGGTTAAACAAAAGTTTTTAGATGGAGCAAAAAAACTAGGAATTGTAAATATACAAGAAGCAGAAGAAATTTTCGGCTGGATCGAAAAAAGTCAAAGATATTCCTTTAATAAGTCTCACGGCATATCGTATGCAATGAACGCATATTTATCTGCTTATGCAAAAGCTCATTTTCCTGAGGCATTTTTTGTATCCTATTTAAAATTTGCCAAAGACAAAATAGATCCTCAACAGGAAATAAAAGAATTAATTAAGAACGCAAGCGAAATGGATATTTCTGTTTGCTTACCAGATTTAAGATTAAAGAATCCTAACTTCGGAATCTTTGATAATAAAATTTATTTTGGTTTAACAGACATAAAAGGTGTCGGAGACTCTGTATTCGCTAAAATCCTAGATATTTGCGTAAATATAGATTTGTATAAGCTAGGATGGATAGACCTTTTAATAAAGCTGTTGCTCAATATCAACTCTATAGCAGCTAAAGCTCTGATTTCTAGTGGAGCTATTGATTATTTATCTAAGAATAGAACAGAAATGTTATTTGAGCTTGATATTATTAGCTCTCTAACCAAAAAAGAGATAGAATATGCTATTATAGTGACCAAAAACACAACGTCTGTAAAAGATATATTAAGTTATTTACTAAGCCATCCCAAGGTTAATCTAAAGAGAAAACAAATAATACAAGGATTATTACAGAGTATTAATAAACCACCATATTCTTTAATAGATAAAATAGAATGGCTAGCAGACACAGAGGCTTCGTTGCTTGGAACTGCGATATCTTGTTCTAAGTTAGATAGTTATGATATAGATATGACTAATGTAGATTGTAGAGCATTTAAAAATAATGATAGTACTTCTAATATTGTCATTGCTGGTGAAATCACAAATATTAATGTCATAAAAACTAAAAAGGGTAAATTATCTGGACAGGAGATGTCTTTTGTTTCAATAGAAGATCAAACAGGCTCATTAGATTCTGTTATCTTTTTTCCAGAAACATATGCAAAATATAAGCATCATTTATTCGAAAACAATATTTTGATTTTTGTGGGAAATAAAAGCAAGACCAAGGATGGGCTAGTCGTAGATAAATGTTTTGTTCCCAGGTCTTGACATTCTTGTCCGACCGGGCTATAATAGCTGTGTGAGTTGAATTTGTACTTTATTTTTGAGGAGATTTGATATGAATATCACTTTGTTAAAGGGTAATCTTGCTAGGGATCCAGAGTTAAGGACAGTTTCTGCTGGAGGTAAGCAAACTTCTGTTGTGAATTTTACGGTTGCTACTTCTAGGGAATACACAAAGGCTAATGGGGAGAAGGATAAGATTACATCTTTTATTAATTGCGAAGCTTGGGATAGTGGTGCTGATGTAATTGCCGCTTCATTTAAGAAGGGTGATTTAGTTTTGATTGAAGGCTCTTTGAGAAATGATTCGTGGGAAAAGGATGGAGTAAAGCATAGTACTCTAAAGGTACGAGTAAATAACTTTTCCAAGATCACCAAGTTATCAAAGAATAACCAATCTGAGGAAGCTGTTGCATTTTAATAATCTAATTAAATAGGACTGAATGTAAAAAAATAATAGGGGTTGCAAGACCCCTTTTATTTTACATCTTATCAAACATGAAACAAAAATTAAAAGTATTAATGTGTTCTGAGGCCAGCTTTATTAACTCTGGTTTTGGTAATTATACTAGAGAACTTTTAACAAGATTACATAAAACAAATAAGTATGAAATAGCAGAATTTGCCTCATACGGAATGGTTAATGATCCAAGAGATAGGAATATACACTGGAAATATTATGCCAATGCAGTAAGAGACAATGACCCAAGAGCACAAGAATACTCTTCGCGATCAGATAATCAATTTGGAAGATGGAGATTTGATAAAGTATTGCTAGATTTCCGTCCAAATGTTGTCATTGATATCAGAGATTATTGGATGAACCATTATCAGTCTCAGTCGCCTCTAAGACCATTTTTTAATTGGGTTCTGATGCCCACAGTTGACTCTGCACCACAACAAGAATCATGGATAGACACATTTTTACATGCCGATGCTGTGTTTACTTATTCTGATTGGGGAGCGCAAATTCTCCAACAACAAAGCAACAATAAGATCAATTATGTTGGAACAGCATCTCCTGGTGTTGATCTGGAAACATTTTGCATGAAACCCAACAGGGAATTAATTAAAGCAAAATATGGCTTACCACAAGATAGTTTTGTTATTGGTTCGGTGATGAGGAATCAAAAAAGAAAATTAATACCGGAATTGTTAGTAGCTTTTAGACAACTATTAAACGAATTAGAAAATGATAATAGTCCTTTAGCTAATAAGACATATTTATATTTACATACAAGCTATCCTGATGCCGGATGGGATATACCAGAACTTTTAAGACAAAATAGACTCTTAAATAAGGTTTATTTTTCTTATCATTGCTCTAAATGTCAGTCAACACACTCAGAAGTATATACTCATCCGTGTAAGGTTTGTAAAAATTGTCTTGAATCAACAAGTAGATTTACTTCTGTAACAAATGGTGTTTCAAATGAAACATTATCTGATATATATAATATGCTAGATATTTATGTTCAATATGCTATTTGTGAAGGATTCGGTATGCCTCAAGTAGAGGCTGGTGCTTGTGGTGTCCCCATAGCAACAGTAAATTATAGCGCAATGGAAGACGTTGTACATAAATTAAATGCTCATCCAGTTAAGATTAAATCATATTTTAAAGAATTAGAAACAAAAGCTATTAGAGTTTATCCAGATAATAATGATCTGGTGAAATTCATTCTCAAGTTTATGAGGCAAACCAAAAGCAGACAAGAAGAAAAAAGAAAAGAAACAAGAAAATTAACAGAAAAACATTATAATTGGGATAATATTAGTAAAATATGGGAAACATTTTTAGATTCAGAAATGCTATTTACCGCTAAGAGAAATTGGGACGATCCTCCAAAATATTTGCAGTCAATTCAACAAAATATGCAGAATCCACCAAAGGATAATTTTATGTCTGTGTATTCTGTATGCTCAAATAATCTTGGAGATCCTTCATTTTTTGGAACATCTTTATGTTTGGATATTTTAAAGGATGCAGACTACGGCTTTGTTCAGAATGGTATGAATTTTTCTGGAACAGATATAAGCCAGACATACAAGCACCTACAAATACTTATAGATAATCATAATCAAGCAGAGTATGCCAGATCGTCTAAAATGTTATTTAATGAAGATTTTATCGAATACTCAAATATAAAAAGTAATACATGATGAAAATACTATATATAGGACCGTATAGAAATGAGCTATCCATAGGTCATGCATCAAGAAATATCGTTTCTTCATTATCAAAAAATAATGATTTGACGATTAGACATATTTATATCCAGAATAATAATGATTATAAAATAAATGATAGCTTATTAGATCTAGAAAAGCAAGATATAGAAGGATATTATGATATTATCATTCAACATTCTACCCCGTATCTGCTAGCCACATATAAAAATTTGAATATAACAAATAAAAATATAGCCATACCAATCATAAATAAAACCATTAATAAGTACCAATACAACAGTACCTTGTCTGGATTTGACCAAATTCTTATAGACGATAAAGTGACTCAAGCTATTCTGACTCAATCCTATAATATAAGTAATGTCAAGTTATTTAATTATGATACTAAAAATGACAGCACTAATAAAATCAACTTAGATATACATAATCAAAATAAAAAATTCTATTTTATTGGATCATTCAGCCATAATAAAAGAATGATAAAACTGATTATTACTAGTTTTTATGTAGCATTTAGTTCAGAGTCAGACATATCATTAATTCTGTTTATTACAGATAATTCTGATAGCGTTAAACAAGAACTACAAAAATTTATTGATGATCTTAAAAAAGAATTAAACATCTTAACTAATAATTATGCTCATAAAATTATAGTTAAAATGTTATCAGATGATGAGGTACTATCCATACATAACAGTTGTGATATCTATATTTCTCTACACAATTCTGGAATAGAATCAAATATACATAAAAGTATTGCAGAAAAATATGACAATTCTATTATAGATGAATCCAATACGAACATGGTCTATGATATTGTTCCAGGATATGGTGATAGTTATTTTTTTGGTGAACTAACACTAAACACAAATGTCACATCTGTGTCAGAATCGATGATTCGTGCTGTGCAAAACAAAACCATTCATAGTAATACTACTGAAACCATAGATCAAATTTTATGTCCATAAATTATCAGATACATAATATATTTCATAATATATTAGCTAGACAAAACTATCCTATTAATGTTCTTTATACATATACTGGAACATTATTCGATAAAGTTATTGAGGATATTCCTAATATTAATATCATCAATAATCAGGTGTTTTTGAATGTGGCATTATCTTATGGGCTGTGCATTATAAACGATCCGCTTGATTTTGCACAAAATATTGGAGTATATAATAATCTATTTTCGAACAAAATATTATTTTTCCATGATGGCCCACCACCATCGCTTAAAAAAGAAGACTTATTTTTGTTAAAATCATCTTTGAATAAGTTTCCATCTTTTTATTTTGGGATGAATCACGAATCATGGATGAATTCCAATATAATTCCAATCAATTATGGCATTAAGAATATCGACATAGAGACCACCAAAGATAAAGATATTATTATATTAACTATTAACAATAATAAACAAACCCAATTGATATATGATAATCTAAAACAATCTTATCCTAATACCGATATGCTTACTATAGATAATAATAAATCCTATACAGACATAATGAACATTATATCTAGATATAGAATATGTGTTGATCTAGGATCATATTACAATGTATTGTGTGGGGTATCCGTTGGATGCTATGGTATAACAACCAAAAAATCGTATCAAGACGATTACATATATCATATATCTGACTATCAGCAATTAATTGGAATAGTCAAAGAAGTATTATCAATACCACATATAGATACCCATACAATGAAAGACTACATAAAAAATAAATATGATTATGCGTCTTTTGTTAAAAATATCAGTAATGCAATAACAAATTATTCAGCAAAGGCCGTTTTACTATGAGTAAAAATATAAATGTCATTCTTCAAAATATGAATGCTAATTTAATAGGATTTGAAAATGTTATTATAGATCAGATATCATCTATTTATAGTTTTTCTTGTGATACTATTAATTGTTCTATTGGTAGTTTCTTTGATCATGGAAAATTTTGGACTATCATAGAAATTTTGATAGATAAATTAAAACCCAACGGACAACTGATAATCTCCCTATATGACACACGCAGAATAGCTGCCTTATATACCAATAATCAGATTCAAAGTACAGATTATTTGGGATTAATGAAAAATATTAACAATTGCGTATCACTATCTGATTTTGTAGAGTTCTCATCAAATAAAAAAGATATTATATTGGCTGATATTAAAAAAGATCAATTAATAACAAACATTACGATAATCAAGAATCCTATCACCAATGGCTAATACTCACTGTAAGGGATGCATATTCGTAAAAGAGAATAAAGATCTAGAACATTCTTGCGAATTTGATATTCCGTATCATATCAAAGACTTAAAGCCTATAAGTACTAAAGATGGGTTCTATTATATAGAAAACTATAGATGTAAATATGCATTTGCTGAAAAAACACGAATAGATCATAATCTAGACAAAGAATATGTAAAAAACAAAATTATTCAGCAGGCACATATCTCGTATTATCTTATAATAGACGCCAGACATTTATCTGATGTAGGAGATTTTATTACTATAGCCAATGATATTAACTCTTTAGATATTCCACCAAAACTTGTATCAATACTTATAGATATTAATCATACCAACAATACTGTTATTTTTAAAGCTTTACACAATAATATAAATAAAAGCATAAAATGGAAACTGCATGCCTTTTTGAATGATGTATCCTTTAATGAGGCAGCAAATGTAGCAGCAGAAACCAACATACAAACCAGCAACTCGTCTATGTTGTATTTTTGGGACCTTAATGTTTCTTGTTTCAGCACAACCAATAATAGAATCAATCATATATTTTTTGTTAGAAATATTCAACAAAATAATATTTTTGGCTTTAAAACTGCTGTGTTTGATGGACTATGCCTCCCAATATCATTGTATAAGTCTATTATTACTCTAATACATAGGGATATCCTAACAGCTCTCTCCACTATAACAGACTTCTCACTATCTACATATGATCAAAAATAAAGCCCCTCTATCTGCTATAATTTTAGCATCGGAAATAACCAAAGGAATGAAGTCCATAGGGTCCAAAGCTCTTTTACCAATATCTGGATCAGTAACCATTATAGACTATCAGATACAGTACCTAAAAAGATTTTATAACCCAATAGAGATATACATATGTACTGGTTTTGATCATGACAAGATTGTTAAAAAAACACAAAAATATAAAGATATAAAATATATCTATAATAAAAACTATATAAAGCATAATCAGATGGATTCTTTACTTTTATGTTTAGATAGACACAAATTGGATCATGCTTTGGTAATAAATAACGGAGTACTAATTTCAGAAAAAATTTATCTAGAAAATAATACAGAAATTTTTATTATAAATTCTCCTAAAAAATTAGATTTTGGAATTGGGTGTAATGTTTCTGGTTCTCATACAAATTATCTCTTTTATGATTTACCTCACAAATGGATAGAATGTGCTTTTATTGACAATAATGCTATACATACATTATTGGAGTACTCAAAAGTAAAAGATATATCTAAATTATTCTTGTTTGAAGGATTAAACATTCTATCTGAGAGCGTACACCCGTTAAAAATTAAAGAGATACACAAAACATCAGCTATTAAAATTAATACAATCAAAGACTTATCGAAAGCGAAAAAATATTATGAAAAATATATTTGTTCAAAACACGTATAATAAATTAATTAATAATTTACATTATATTAATATCCCTGAAATTAAGTTTTATTTTGATACTGTAAATAATAATCTGTATAAGCTATATTATAATCTAAAATTATCTGCTTTTATATTTTCATCATCATCTATTAATGATGAGATAGTATCCTTTATTAATGATCATTCTGATAATCCAGATATTAAAATTTATATTTATCATGATATATATAATGAATATTTAATGAGTATTATGCCAAAGTGCTATCATATCATAGACGAAGATAATTATACTGGTAATGGTATTAAATTTCCAAAGAATATTGTAAATCCTAATCTTTACAAGAGTAATAAGAATATTGGTAAGAAAGAACATATTATTGTATTTCTGGAAAAACAAGCCGATATACCAGAAGGAGTAAAAAATAAATTATATCCTAATGATACGAGTATATTAATGTTTAATAATGCCAATATTAAGAATGATCAAAATATAGGATTTTTATCTGAAACAACAAGAGCAGAAGTTTTACAAGAATCTCGTTTCTTTGCCTGCGATAATGATTATTATGCATTAGAGGCTGGATTATGCGGGTGTGATATACTGGATATAAATGATCTAGATAAAAATATAACAAAAAATTACGATTTTACAAATTATATAACATATAATGAGTATTTAGGAAAAATCTTAACATGAAACAAAACAAAGATCTCGGTTTTCTAATCCCTGTACTAGATAATAATCAACATTCTAATATAATATGTAATACAGTATCTGGCTTCATAAGATCAAGACCCAGACAGCAAGTATGCATATTTAATAGTTATTCTGAAAGAATTAATACTCAACATATTCCATTAGTGCATATCAATCAGGCTAAGTTTTTTGATGGCGATTTAATAGTTTTTGATTTACATTGTTTGCAACTCTCAGGCTCGTTTCCTTTAATAAACAAAATATACTATTATGCTCAAAATATTCCATGGTCTAATAATCAGTCTTATTATGCTCAATGGAAGGAATTATTTAGTAAAACTAATTTGAGTATTATATCTGCTAATAAGTATATTCATGATATGTACAATATAGTATGGTCCAATTCGGTAGGTATCTCGGAGGCATTTGATTATGAAACAGTCAACAAACTTATACTCTAATTTAGATGATAATCAGAAGTATAAAATACTACAAGAAATGTACGTTGAAAAGAAAATGAGTTTTGCAGACATAGCAAGTGAATACGGTACATATGCTAATAAAATTAGACGAGATGCTGTATCGTTAAAAATTAAAATAAGAGATAAATCAGAGGCTCAAAAAAATGCTTTGATCACAGGTAAGCATAAACATCCCACAAAAGGCACCACAAGGTCTGAGGATACAAAAAATAAAATAGGTAAAGCTGTTATGGATTCGTGGGATAATCTAACAGAATCTGAAATTGATGATAGAAGAAAAAAGGCAAAACAGAATTGGGAAAATTTATCTCAGGACGAAAAACAGCAAATGCTCAGATTAGCAAATAATGCTGTTAGAGAGACTAGCAAGGTAGGATCAAAACTGGAGAAGTATATTCTTGTCAATCTGATCAATGATGGATATAGGGTAGAATTCCATAAAGAACAAACCTTACTAAATACTAAGTTGCAGATCGACCTTTTTGTTCCTAGTATTGATACAGCCATAGAGATAGACGGACCTTCTCATTTCAAACCAGTTTGGGGTGATGAAGCTCTAAAAAGAAATATCTCATACGACAATAAAAAAGAAGGATTGATTATTGGTAAAGGATGGAAATTGGTAAGAATAAAACAAACCAAGGATTTTTCAAAAAGTCGAGCTAATTTTATCTATAGTCAACTAATAGATATATTGACCGAAATTAAGTCTAGTACAGGATCAGGCACAAATACTTTTAATATACAGGACACATGAGAAATGATGAGCAAACTTAAAAAAGACGTCGCAGAAGTCAAGCCAGAGGCCCAGGAAACGGTTAAGATACCATCGCACAACGACTTAGAATGGACCGACTATGTTCTGAGTTTGTTATCGGAAGATGAAAAAATTAAGGGCAATCCAACAACCGATGGTTTAAGAAGGATTTTTGAAATTGCTTTAAAATGCACAGTTGTTGGATCTGATACAGATGTGATCCAGTCTCCTTCGCCAGAGAACGAAAAAAGGGCAACTGTTACACATAAGCTAACATATATTTTAAATGATAGTAGTCTTGCTCCAGAACTATTAATGAGATCAACCACGGGAGCAGCAGATGTTTATTGGGGGAATTGCGATAAGATTTATAGAAATCACCCAGTAGCTGTTGCAGAAACAAGGGCTGAAGGAAGGGCTCTCAGAAGAGCGTTAAAATTAAGAAAAGTTGTTGCTGCCGAAGAATTAACAGAAGAAGCAGAAGATCATCCTGATGCTAATTCTGTAAATAAAGTTACCAATAATCAGATAAATTTTATTGACGTTATTGCTCAAAGACTTAATATAAACATAAGCAAATTGTTGAAGCAACAGTCAATGGAAGTTAAAAATGTCTATGATCTTGCTCATCAAGATGCTGTTGATATAATTAGACTCTTATCTAAATATCAGCAAAGCGTTGGTGAAATACCAGAAGATATTATAGGCTATAATAATGAATGGAAATAATTTATGAAAGTATTTTATAAGGCTAGTGATAAATTAACCTTTGAATTAGAATCTGCTGGACAAAAAGAGCTTTTTAAAGATCTTGCTTTGATTCAGGAAATTTTTAGTGAAGAAAAATGTGGAATGTGCGGAAGCACTAATCTGAGGTTCGTGGTAAGAAATGTTGACGGTAATGATTATTATGAAATCAGATGTGCTGACTGTGGTGCTCTATTAACCTTTGGGCAGCACAAAAAGGGCGGCACACTATTTCCCAAAAGAAAAGATGATGATGGTAACTGGCTACCTAATAAGGGTTGGCATAAGTATCAAAAGAAAGACTGATTACCATTTTGCTATTGGACAAGACTCGCTTTCACTAGCGAGCTTGTTCATATAGTTCCTATCTCTGGTAATATTACAGCCACATTTTGCACAAGTGCTATTTTGTAAAAATTCACAAGATAAGCATATACTATATCTGCGTTCTATGGTTTCTAAAGAACTATTTGGGATCATAGACTGAATAGAAGATGGGACTTTGCTAGTTTCTTTTTTTAGTGGACTCCTACAAGGAAACAATGGCGGATCATCAGTATCATCAAAAGATACCTTATTGCCGCATTTGGAACATTCATAAATTCCTTCTACTTTGACAAAATTACAAAATATATCATTTAGATCAGTAACTAAAATCATATGGTATCCAGTATCCTTCATCTTTAGATTGAACAGTTTCTCTGCCTTGGTATTCGATACCATCAACACTACCAAAATAAGTCCTAAATAACATCTCATTTAACCATATATAATAAGGGTTATAAGGAACCACATATTCTCCAGTTTTTGCATCGATACATTTCCAAACTCTAAATGATCCATCTATTGGACCTCCTGGGGCAGGATATATGCTTTTGCTTAATTCTCCAAAGTCATTTGGTTCATACATGTCAAATTGGGGATCTTTATTTCTTAATAATCGTGGTATTCTCTTAAAGTCAACATATAATTTTGTTGTTTTATCTAGGTTAAATATATTATAAACTTTATTTGTGATATTCCCATCTGGTTCTACCTCTGGGACCGCTGGTCCTAATGGGCATATGTAACTATAGATAGCAGTAATGCCTTGAGCCCTTTCTGATCCATGAAAATTTAAAAAGAAAGTTCTTTCTACAACATGATTAATTGTATTATCTTCTGGCCATTTTAAATTAGGATATTTAAGTTTTGTCTCTTCTATTAATTTATCAGATAGTTCATAGATGTGGTCTATTCCGATATTACGGAAAGACTCGTCTGCGCCATCTATAATATTTGTGGCAGTAGCGTCTGGGCATATGCTGCTGGCATTTGAACTAATTATATCATCATATTGTAAACATGTATATTTAACCGTTTTCAGTATTTTGGGAGTTCTATCTTTATCTATAGAACATCCTTGTTCAGGATCTATATTAATCCAATAAAAATTATCATTTTTCTTTTCAGTAATAATGAGTGAACCATCGTCATTTTTTGTTAACGTTACAGATATATGAGGTATGGTACTGATATTACCAGATGATGCTAGTTTATTGAGATAGTATTGGATACCACCCTTTTCTATATAAAGCATTTGTAACTGATTCGTTGCTGTTTCTTTTTCAGATACTGGAAATTGTTCTGTCGTACCTGAGCTATATATTTTAGATAAATTTTTTAACTCATCTAATTTAGTTTTAATAATACCGTTTAATTGAATATCTCGATCTATAAGATCTGAAATCTTACTATCTTTATCAAGCTTCATAATCTCTATAGGATTAATATCTTTATTAAAAGATATAGTACCCTTATCATATGATTGAGTGTCATAATTAAATGAGACATCAATTTCTGTCATATAGCCATAGTTGGATTGATTTTCATAAACAGAGTAATTAATGCCGGATATGACAGGTTGTACATATTTTTTTAGACTATCATCACTATAGACATTACCATATCTCTTACGGTCACCATTCATATTATCTAAGGTATAAACAAAGGCATTTCCTTTAGTGGTACCACTAGCCGGTATTGTATTCTTACTAAGAGTTAATTGTGAAGCAAACGAGTTATAGTCTACAGTAGAATTTTTAGCATAATGTATTCTATCGATTAAAGGTATTATTTTACTATTAATGTCCGGCTGGGATAACATGTATCTGGTAGTTAAATTTGAACCATATCCATAATTACTAACTCCCCAAGCTGATTCTTTAATATTTTCTGCCGTATCAATACTATGTGAATTATAATCATTAAATGACCATATATCTAATGGTACAGTTTCATTCTCACTGATAGTTATTTTATCGTTATCCAACATAATAATTCTGTTACTATTAGCTGGATCTATTGATATAATATTTCCCTGAGGTTTATTTTGTAGAATAATAATTGTTTTATATGTTACATTATTAAATATATATCCTATGTTTTGAATAGTATTAGGAATAATGTTATAGGACATCAAGAAAATTTCATTCTCTATGTTTTTGACCTCATCTTCATCGTACTGCTCATAGTCTGTTTTTTTAGCTTCTTGTAATTGAGCAAGTCTGTCCTTTAATTCTTTTATCTTTTCGTTATTTATGTCCTTTGTTTCTTTAGGGGCCAGTTCTACTATAGTCTTATTGTTCTCAAAAAAATAATATGCTCGTAATCCATCAATAGCATATAGCCTTTTTTCCTCAAGAAGTTTATCAAACCCATCTGGGTTTTTAGACAAATCAAAAATATTATTATGTTTAACATATAAATCGCTATAAAATAAATCCTTAAAAGCATCTATACCTAACGCATAATTTGAAATTCGAATATTCTTTCTATTAGTATTGTCTATTTTGTCTTGATATATATCAGATGGTCCTACATAATCTTTATCTGCAGATCTAAGATAATTATTGTAAATAGTTTTAATAAAATTATTATCGTCAATTAAATTAATTTTAAATATAGATAAGTGTCTTAAATAACTATTATAGTGTAATTTGTAAAACTTATAGTCGTGCTTTTGCATTACAATAGAATTGCTATACCTAAATATAGATGCTTCTGTTTTATAAAATAATTCATTATCTTTTGATGCGCTGATTAATATCTTGTCAGACGATCCCATAGGATATTTATCATAATTTGCGACATACCATGCCCTATTAAAGATGTCTCGCTGTCTATCTTTTCTCAAAGAATGTAAATAATTAGCTATTTGTCTAGTTTGTTCGTTCATTGCCATTTCTATGCCCGGCATAGCTGCCAATGCCCCTAAAATGCTAGTAGGCAACATCAAGATCAGAGGAAATATTACAAATGGAAGGGGTTGAGAAAATTTTGGGACGTTTAAACTTTCTTTCGAATATCTGCAAAGTCTTCCATCTATAGTATATGAATTAGGAGCATTGATCACTGCCGGAGGTAGTAGATGCAGCATATCTGTTAGATCTGCGATAAAACTATATCCAGGAATATTTGGATTATTATCTTCGTATTTAATATTACCTAAAGAATCGCCAGGAATAAATCCATTACTTTCATCAATTCTATGTATTATTAATTCCCAATTACAGAGACTATTTTCTACTAGGTTTGATCTATTTCTAGTGGTACATGTATTATATCCTATTAGTTCTTGGGTTGCTAAGATTCTATCATATGGCTCAAAAGGATCGCTTTCGTCCATAACCGCAATACATAATTTAAATGTAGTTTCAGAAGAATTACCCGCTTTCCTTTTTGCAGATTTACTCTGAGAGAATATGGGCATACTGGAAATTTTTTGAAATCTATGACTATTATTTAATAATTTATTTTCTGTAATAATTTTCTTATATGAAGCCACCTGATTATCATCATATCCTGCTGCTGATAATGTTGGGGCCAAATCTATCGTATTATTGATTTTATTTGAAATATTATTATCTATATATAATGTTGATAAATTGGAATTATACGTATCTGCATTATTATTATTACTATGTGGGTTATTAATCAAATCTAAAAGATCCGAAAATTTAAGACTAGCATTATACTCATAGTTTGCTATGTGGTCCTGATTCAATAAATATATCCTATATGTAGAGTTTCTAGGAACCTTAGGACTACCAGAAAAGTCTATTAATTTTTCAGAATTACTCAAAGGGATATTGTCGTTCATATTCCATAATGAAGATAAATATTTTTTTGTATCTCCAGATAGTAATGAAAAATTTTGATATGTATCGTAATACGAGCCTTTAAACCAAGGATCTTTGGGGGGTGGAGCTACGCCACCATCATCTGGTGCTGGAGGATTCAGGCTTTCCGCGACAAAGGCGCAAGTATCTATTTCCAACCAAACTACTAAATTTTTAGGATTAACATAATTGAGAAAATTAAGTTTAACTTCTATATTTGATATATTTGTTCCTCCATATCTTTTCCATCTCAATCTTTTTTCGGTTTTTCTATCCTTAAATGGTATAAATGCTCCTGGTCTAGTAAATACATAAGATGAACCATAATTGTATTCTTCCAGAGTAGCATCTAAGCAATAATTTTCAGATGATACTGGAGCATCATCAACAATAGGAAAATCAACAGCAAATTCATCATTATAGTTTAACATCTTAAGATCTACAATACCTCCAATGCTTCTATATCCGTAGTTATCTATGTGGTCAGTGATCTCTTTTTTGTCTATAATTTCTGGATTTTTAGCCTCTTCGTCCACAGGATCATAGGCTTCTGGATGAACACTTAAAGTTATTGAACTCTTGTATATTTTAGGTTTTCCATCTTCAAAACTATTATTTAGATCATAAAATCCTGGACCTTTAAAAACTTGTACCGCTCTGTTGTATGGGTCAAAATTAACTACAGAAGATAAATTCGTGCTGGAGCGATCTGTCCATCCATGAAACGGATGAAAACATCCTTTAGTAAATTCTACAGAACAATTAACCGGAAGCTCCGTATCATGACATAATTGAGTAATTTTTCCATCGGTTTCACTTTTAGGAGCACTTAAAAAATTACCTGTTGTTCTAATAGGAGTTAGATAATTATTTACAGATGGATGAAATGGTATTTTAATTCCTAATTTATCAACTTGTGCTTTAGAAAATCCTCCGTATGTTTTTGTTGCAAATCTTTTTGTTTGTAGGCTATCTAATCCATTAACTGTTACTATTTGATTATTGTTTGAAGGATCTATAAAAGAAAAACTAGCATTTTCTGATCCTCCATCTAAAATAAATCCTCTATTATCTAAAACTCCTTCATATATAGATTCACAGCCATTAGAGTCGGGATCATAAACAGACAAGTCTCTCCCTACTCTATTTGTTAAATCATACTCTTTAGACGCTGATGTTTCATGAGAAGATAAGTTAGTTAATATAATTCGATTTAATTCTATCTTTGTATTATGAGATTGATAATTAATATCAAAATCTACCGGGCCATTCTGTATATTTTTTCTATAAGAATATTTTGGATTATTTACATATGTCATAGGCATAGCAAATTTATGATAATTATTTCCAAGAGGCAAAACTACTGGAGGTAAACTATTTCCTGGTCCAGGAGGCGCGTCGGGATTGGCTAATCCTTGTGGTACTTTTACTGAACAGTCTGTATATGATGGCCAAAAAACACCTTGTTTGCCAATATAGCACTCTCTGATATTGGGGACCATAATTGATAAATTATTTTTTGCCTGTATGTATTGAACAGAGGCTGGTCTTAGTCTTTCTTTCAGACTATATGTTTTGATCACAATATCTTTATTTTGATCATCCTTACCTTTTATTTCTCCAATAGCATGAATAGTCACAGTATCATATATAATACCAAATGATGTTCTAACCCTAACTTCTAACACATATCTTCCTGGAGATTTGATGTAAACTGTTGGGGACGCATCAATCGATGTTTCATATCTCATCGATGGTTGTCCGACCTTACCAAATCTTATGCAGTCAGGGCCTGATATTTTTTTCCATAAGATATCTGGTTCTTCTGATCCTATGATAGTAGTATCATATTTTCCATTATAGTCTATAGCTGAGCCTGTAAAAAAGTATTCTATCTCTTTCAAAGTGTCTATTTGTTGTTTTCCAAAATCTATTCGAATATCTGGACCAGCTGTTACTGGAATTCTAATATTTTTAAATTTAGTTTTTTCTATATCCCATAATGGGATTATAATTTTTTCATTTTTTTTCTGAGTATTTTCTAAAATTAATTTAGTTTCATTATTACTAAATTGTGTTTTGATATTAAAAGATCCTGCAGAAATTTTTATATTATTATAAACGCTTTGATTTTCTAATACTTTAGAACATTTGCTAGTTATTTCTTGATTAATTTTAACATGTGGACCATTTTTTAGTCCATTTTTATATTTAATTTTTATATTGCTTTCTGGATCTATTACAAGTTTGGATCCATACTTTGATATTAATTTATTAAATAGATCTTTCTTTGTTGTTACTAAACCATGAGAATATGTATCTTGTGTGTTAGTATGACGACTATTAGACAGGTCAATAAACTGTTTACTTACTAAATTTAAGATATTTTTTAAAGATCTAATTTCTTCATTAATAGATCTAGGTAATGTATCTATATATTGTTTAATTAAAGATGTAATATATGGTGTGCGCAATAAAGATACTGTTGTTCTATCCACTAATGGGTGAGTAGATAAAACGTGACATAGTCTTTTAAAGTGTTTCGACTGATTGGGTTTGAAATTGGGTTCTGGTATTAAATTCCCTTCTATATTTGTAATTTTTCTAGTATTTAATCCTGCCGATAAAGTATCATAAACTTCTCTATATATATGAGATAACGCTGGAGATATATAAGATGATGAAGATGAGCCGCTAAAATATGCTTCGTTTCTCATTTGTGGAGATTTGAAGTATGTGTATGTATCTAGTAATATGTCTATATTCATTAGATGGTAAAAATTCATTTTGGTTTTGTTTTATTGCATCGATATCTGAGATCAAAAAAGTATTTAGATCTTGTTTAATTAGTATTTTATCTTTCATTACTACTTCTATATCATTAATCTTAATAGATTCTGGGCCTAAAGTTATATATGCCGAACTTCCTATAGGAATGTTATCTATAGCTAAAGGCTGATCGAGTATAGGGTCGTATTTGAACCAAAACATTAAACCATATTCTGGATAAAAAGGACAAAGATCAGAAGTTAATATCCAGTCAGTAGACATATATGCGTCACCAGTAACTTGATCAATCTCCCAATGATTAAATTTAGGATTAAAAATCTCTATTGCACTCTGTAGTCCAACATTATTGCTCAGAGTAGTGGTGCCCTTGTACAAAGACATATCGTTAATTTGACTAGTATCACTTGTAATAAAAACAGGATACCATACATTATTGTCTCCTTTATATATCTTTTGTGTGATCAAGTCTATAGTATTCTTTATATAAACTGAGCTGCTTGCATGGTCGTCTTCGTATACAATATGATCCTCTGTACTGTCATATCTATATGCACACATATCATCTAAAAAAGATTTATCATAAAAAATACAATTTTTAGCCATCAATTAATTCCTAGCTATAATAATCCATTTTCCATTTTCGAACATAAACATTCCTGTATTTCCTACCGATATAGTAAAGTTAAATCTGGTATTGTCAAATAATACAGGAATTCGTGGAGCATTCTCTGGTTTTCTTGATCCTTGTACATATGTTAATGATATTACTGCATTATTATTAGCCGTAATTTTACCAAATACTATAAAAGATTGCTTAGATACTGGTTCATAGAAACCAGAATTAGAATCATATCTACACAATAA